CAAAAAACGCGCCCTCTTTTCTCATAAAAGGTCATAAAAAGAACCGCCAACAACCAACAGAAATTGTTGATTATCAGCGGTTTCTAATCGTTGTCGGGGCGACGGGATTCGAACCCACGACCCCCTGCTCCCAAAGCAGGTTTGTATGAACTTTAAATACTTGAATATCAACTGTTTATAAGCACATGATTTATTTTCTCACGGATTTACACATTAATATCATCGATTTTAACAATGGTAGAATTTGGCGCACCCGTTTCAAAGATAGCGAAAACAAGAAAAACTCAATAATCTAAAAAATAATCTTGAAAGAATTTGCATCTTTCAAAAATAAGCATTATCTTTGCAACGTAATTAAGAACGAAAGTAAGAACAACTAAAACAAAAAATCATGCTTATAACAGACATTAAAGCGAAAGGGACTATTTACGAGGTAGTAGAACCTTCTTATTTTCAGAATGCCGAGTATCTATCGGCAGAAGATGAACAAGGTTCCATTTACGATTTCTTAAAAGAAATCGGCAGAGAAGACTACACTGAATGGCTCTCAGCACACGAGAATGACTACTATTTCGCTGTAGTTAAAGTAGGGAATTATTACTATGCAGTTGCATATGAGGATTCTACTACAGCTGCATGGGCAGTCGAAATAGAACCTATTAAATAAAGAATGCTATGAGAGATTTATATTCTTTTTCTGCCGTTGATTACAACGGCAAAGGCTGCAACGTTGGTGTTGCTATGTATAGCGGCATAGCTGATTCAGAACAAGAATTTCGTGAAATGTGCGAAGCGAATGGGTTTGACCTTACAGACCTTGAAATTGAAAGAGGTCGTAAAAATCCAAAAGACGAAATTGGGAGATTCTTACCCAAGGGAGTTCAAACTGATTTGGGAGTTGAATAATACATACTAGCCCTCGACATCACGGTTAAGTTCAAGAATGGCACATCTCAATCAAAAGCAATACGATTACCGCAGAGAATCCGCGGCCGCTCGCAATCTCACAAACGAAGAAATTGCTGTGCAGAATGGTATGAGCGAAGAGCAAGCAGAACTTATTTCAAAGCTATGCGCAATTCGCCACGAGTTTCATTGCAATATGGATAGTCTTACGAAGAGTAGTGAAGACCATTCAACTTTTGACGAGATTGAGAACATAGAAGACGCAATCAACGAGAGCGGACTTCCGCAACTGAATGTTGCAAGCATGCTGCTTGATATTGACGATATGAATGGACTTATCTACGATTATGGCGATGACGTACCCGAAGACCATGATAGCCAAGAATTTCAAAACTGGTATGACGATAATTATGCTCGCATACATAGCGAGCTTGAAGGAGTGAATAAGGCAATAGAAGACTACCTTAGAGTAATAGACAAGGATTATCACACATCCTTTGCCCCCACGGGCAAGTTAAGAATTTAAAAAAATGGGAAAGACAAAACCAACATGGGGAGGAGCACGCCAAGGTGCAGGCAGAAAACCATTGGGCAAAGTTAGTATATTTGCACGCTTGCCAAAAGCAGCAGCAGTAGAGCTAAAAAAACGAGCTAAAGAGGAAAACGCAGACCTCGGAAGTTATTTGGTCAACAAGCTAAATCTATTATAGAATAAAGGCAGACATACTTACGTGTCTGCCTTTATTTTCAAAAGATCCTCATATATAGCCAAATCTTATTACAAGGAGCATCCTCGTCCTCGAAGAAGAAAGCATAAGCAGTCTCTATGATTAGTTCTGTCGTTAGCGTTTTATTCAAGTCTGCATAAGCAGCATTGAACGCTACATACTTATCGTAGTCTGTTACGCACTCTTTAAACTGCAATTTACTAGTGACTTCAAGAACTTGTTCTAGCGTCCAGTGTGCGCCATGATGTTCTACTCCATCCTTAGAGGTATAGTAAATTCTCTTCACCGCCTCTTCTGCACTCTTCTTATCGAAGTGCTTGCACTCCTCTTTCTTACCTATCGTTACGTATATCCTCATTTTTTAAACTCATTTATAAAATCCTTCACTATACTGCTAAGGCTCTTCACCTCGTTCTCAATTCCCTCAATACGCTTGTCTTGCGCACGTTTCTCCGCAAAGGCAGGATTTAGCTCTTCAAGCAGGGTTTCGCAATTAGATACTACCTGTTTGTGCTTATCTATCTTAGATAGTGCTTCCTCGCTTACTGCCTTTAGCGCTTCCACCTCTCGAAGTATTCCTTCTTTGTCGGTTGAAAGCACAAGGGTTCCTGCATAGGTAATAGTAGATGTTTCTGGAATTGTATAGGTCTTTGTCGCTCCTTCCGCTTCAATGGTAATATCCACCACCATGCCAGTAGGTTGTGTTCCATAAGTCGCACCCACCTGATTGTTGTAGCGAGGGACGGCAACACTTACCACCTTGCCTTGATAATATCTTACGTTATCCTTATCAAGAAAGTAGATGGGATAACCTGTCTTTATATCTTTGAATAGCATTTTCTTAATAATAAAAAGAATGCCATCCCGAAGAATGACATTCCGTGATTACTTACTCCTACGTGACTTTTTCGACCTTTTTATTGGCGTCAATAAATTGGTCTGAAACTCTTCGGGCTTCGCCACATAGGTCTTACCACTTCTTCAAGTTGTCGCAGTTGTGGTCTTACCAAGTGCTGCAATCAAGGCTGCTGTCTGGCTTTGTTGTGACAATTCCAAACGTGCATCTTGATACTTGCGGTCAATGTCAGCATACCAATGGTTGTTCAAGGCATCAATTATACGCTGTGTGTTGTCCTGACCTGCGCGTATAACATCGCACTTGTCCTGCGACATCTGATAGCCAACCGAGCTAAATCCGCGCTCCACCGATGAGTTTACAAAATTGAGGCTCTGCTGCAAGGAGTTGGTCTGTCCTTGTATTGCGAGCTGATTCTCATAGCCCATCTTGGTGATGTTGTTCTGCGTGTTGCAGCAGCAATTTTGTATTGCTTGAATTACAGCTGCATTACCTCTCTCCGCTGCGTTGATTACGCGCTCTGCCGAAAATCCTACCTGTCCGCTTACATTGTCAATAGCGGAGCGAACTGCACACACGCCCTGCTGCAACTGGTTGAAGTCGCAATTAAGGTTTGCGCCCAACGTGGTCAACGCATCGTTATTGCCCTTGATTGCCTGCATCAGCAAGTCGGAGTTGTGGTTGTCGGCCATCTGTGAGCGCAACGACTGAATTTGACCCTGTATCTCGGCATCTTGCAGACCATTGCGGTTGTTGCCGAAGCCGAAGCCATTGCCACCGAACATGGCAAGAAAAATAAGATACAAAAACGGATTGTTAAGCCATTGGTTTGCACCTCCAAGGCCACCATTCATCATTGCAGCCAAGGCCATGGGGTCATTGCCCTTGTTGTTCGCCATTGCCGCATAAGCAAGCGCATCATTACCTCTGTCGCAACAGATTACTTTTTCAACTTCACTCATAATAGTAGTGTTTTTTAGTTAGTCGGGAACTATTTCCCGATACCGCAAAGGTGAGAAGAAGCTACTTGTAAGTTATTTGTTACTTTTGTAAGTTGATTGTTTTTCCCTTGTGAAAAATTTGGTAGGGTGAAACGTAATTTCTATCTTTGCAACGTCCTAAAGCTGGAATTGAAATACAAATAAAATTTCTACTATCGTAGATATTAATCGAACCTTTTGGGACGGGCGAGCATTGGTTTCAATGCTCGTTTTTTTGTTAAAATGTGGTTGATTGTTGACTGATGTTGATTTAGATTGTATCTTTGCAGCATGGAAAGAATATTATTTGAAACTGCGAACAAGATTAAGTGGGTGCAAAAGATTGCATCCATTGTTAATCAATGCGAATCAGAAGACAATGATATTCTATTGGATTTCGATGAATGCATTGCCGAAAGTGAATTGAAGCCATTCCATCTTACATCGCTCGCGTGCTTGATACAATTTCTGATTGATAAAGAATACTCTGTTAGCATTTCTCGAAATAATTGCAATGTTTGCAATTATATATGTGAAGATTGTGGATTTCTATCATATTGGAAGTTAGGAATGCAACACGCTAAAAGTAAAGCTGATAATATTTTTAGCTTGTGGAAAATCATAGATGGCGAAAAGGATATATTTGCAAGCGAAGTGACAAATTATTTCAAGAACATAATCAAAGGCAATAAAGACTTCACACCGATATCAACGACACTCGCTGAAGCATACAATAATGTCTTTGACCACGCGAATGCGAAAGGGAATGCTTTCAGCGTTATCGCATACAACGATAGATTTAAAAAGATAAATGTTGCAATTTGTGATTTTGGAATATCTATACCAAATTCAGTTTGTGCATTTCTTGGCAAGAAAATAACAGATACAGAGGCTCTTGAAATTTCTATGAGAAAAAACTTCACTACACAATCTCAGAAAAATAATCGAGGGTTCGGACTTGACAACATTCTGACTAACTCAGACAACGTTAGAGTGTTTAGCAAGAGTGCATATTTGATAAAAATTGATGGCAAACAACAAACATTCCCACTTGATTTCGAATTCAGAGGAACTCTCATAGATTTCGACATTGATGTTCCCAATCTTGAAGAAGAAGATGTATTAACCGATTTTGAATTTTAAAACTATGTGTACAATTAAAGTATCCGACATTATGTCTCGCACAAGGGACTACCGCAAAGCTGGGGAGGAGTTATATTGTATCATGATTGATAAAAGGAATCACGGGGAAAGCGTAAAATTAGACATGAGTGGTGTAGAAGCCATTCCGTCTCTTATGCTCAATCCTTGCGTAGGTAGGTATATTGACGAATATGGGCTAGAGGAGCTAAGAGCAAACCTCTCATTTGGGAATATACTCAAGAGCCAAGCGGAAAGATTCAAAGAATACATACAACATTATAAACCGTTAAAAACAATATAACATACCAATAGCGAGGGGCAGTGCCCCTCGCTTTTTTAGACATAATAAAAGCAGCCCTTGCGAGCTGCTTTTGCTATTGTCTATGTTGGTTCACCATACCCTCTTTTCTTATTCTCTTCCAAAAGTGTTGTATATAAGTCAAAAGGATTAGCCCCTCTATCAATCCAATCATGCAAGATAACAAGTAATTCACTCATATCAGCGAGGGTTGATTGACGACTATCTGCACCACGTATGCCATTGCTATCTTTTCGATGCCCAGTAAGAAATGTGCATTTTTCTTCACGTATCAATTCGCCACCTTCTCCTTTAGGGATATATTCACGAAAGATAGCTTCAATGCACTTGTAATATGAATCGTACTTCATTGCAGGGTCATCAATTTGCGTATCAAGCAAATCTTTAATTTCATCTTTTATCAAGATAGAATCTTCTTGCTCATCAATCAGAATGCCATCTGTTCTAGATTGGTCTGCATTATGCAAAAGTTCTTGAATTTCCAAGTCTTTCTTTTTCCTTAATTTCTCGTTAGTTGTCATAACTCTATTTTTTGTTTATACATTTTACTTGATTGTTCTATTGAATCACATTGAAATACATTCGTGTTGATTACTCCTGTCGCTTTATCTGACTTTGGGATAAACTTATTATAAGCAGCCCATTTACCATCATCAAATGCTGCAATCGCATATATGAGAGAACTATGTATTCCCCATTCTTTTGCGTAGCGTTCTACGATTGTTGGAGCATTGATATAGGTTTTTATAAATCGCACCTTTGTAGGAGAAAGAATAAAATCTCTAGCAAAACAATCAGCTGCATCTTCATCTGTTAACAGCAAATCACCATCAGATGAACTGATATGATACTTGTTGAATTTGATATTATCGAAATCAAAAAGCACATGGTATAATTCATGAAAAAGCGAAAACCATAATGTCGGGTATCTCTTGTTTAAATCAGATATTACTACGCAAGGTTTTCCGTTATATTCCATTGTTGCGCCACGGACTTGCATCTTCGGGATTGACGGCTGATATATGATAGTGACACCTATCGCATACAATGCACGTATAATACTAATCAGTCCCTTTTCTACATTCTTCGTGTATGGGCGAATATTAGGAAGTAATTCTAAAAGTCGTTTCCTATTGTACACATGAGGATTCGCAATCTTTTCAAATTGCATATAAGCAGAAGTCGTCCAGAAATTGCGCATCTTCACATCATAGCTATTCTTCGTTGTGCTATAAGCAGTTGATAGCTTTGCTACATTGCTTACATATTCTTGTAGTCTACCCAATCCAAAGAAATGCTTTATTCTTTCTGCATAGTTATTGTCAGAGAAAAATCCTAAATCCCTCAAAGTCTTTATATCGAAGTATTCACACAGAAGAGAAACATCTCGAATGTCGCATATATCCTTTACTTCTTCCTTGCTGATTATATCCGCATTCGCGCGAAGAAATTCATCCATAGAAATGCCCAAGAACATTGCTACCTTTAGAACATTGAAAACGCTTGCACCAGAATAATTGCCGTCAACAATCTTGTTCAGCGTTGCTACGTCCATGCGTAGTAAATCAGCTATTTTTGTTTTAGATAATCTCGTGTTATCCATCTTCTGCGAAAATAGCTCTTTAATTGATAGTTCACCAATATCACACTTGATAGGAGATTCGAATACTCCCATCATATTTCTTTTGTATTGTATGTCTTCCATTGCTGATTATTTTCTGCAAATATATGAAAAACGTGCGTTTTATGCAATATTTTCACTGATTATTTTCGTCAGCCAAATAGATTAAGCCTTCAACATACTCCCACAGGATACGTGCAACCGACATACCAGAAATAAAAAAAGCATCTCGCAAGAGATGCTTTATAAACTAAAGTCCTTTTAAGAAATTTGGATAATATCCTCTTTAAGATAGGAAGAAATCTTTGCAATAGTAGACAAGGTAAAGTTGTGTGTTCCGCTGAGCCATCTTGAAACCTCAGCTTCAGAACGCCCTATGCCTTTTGCGAATTCCTTCTGCGTCATCCCTCTTCCCTTCAAAATGTCTGCTATCTTATCAGATACAGACATTGATAGACATACTTGCCTATTGATATTGTCTGGAATCCGATTAACAGCATCCATAAAGAACTTCTGAGCTTTCATAAGTTGAATTTTTTGTTGGTTGGATTCATAAATTTTCGTTCTTCGATTGTGACTTCTCCTCTTTTAATCGCAAATTTAAGAGCCTTGTCTAACTTTTGCAAAGTTACAACATATCCATTTAAATCGCCACAATCTTGATACTTTTGTGCGTTTTTTACACCTCCATTACCTACAATCAAGATTCTATCATTCAAGCGAATGCAGTATAATCTCAGTTTGCCAGATTCTATAGGGAGAGCACAAACTCTATCGTTGTATTTACCTTCTGGCCTAAAATAGCGTTCAAGAAAGCCACTCGCTTCAAGCATTCTGCTAATAGCAGATAAGATAATGTTCAAATCTTCGCTATAACTCTCACTATGGTTCTGTATGAATTTTTCAAATTCACTAATACTCTCTCCTTCAAAACAGATTGTAAGTAAACTTGCTTTTTCTGATTCTGCAACTGATTCAATCCTTACTGCTTTCATATTTTATATCTTATTTATAGCGCAAAGGTAAGAAAAAAATCTACACAAATTACTTTATAAGGTAATTTCTTTTTGCAAATTCTGCACAACCTCCTCCCTCATTATCCGTGCCGCTAGCCCTTGCAGCCTGTGCCTAGCACTATTCTTCAACGAGTTCACCCTCTGTTGACTCATTCCGCTTAGCTCTACTATATCTGATTCAGTGAAGCCTATCTGCACAAGAATATCCACTAGTACCACGCGAGCAATAACGCACTTTTCTGCACGACAATTAGCGAGTTGACCACGTGTAAGGCCACTCGCACTTAGAACCGCTTCAACGGCTCTATGATAAATTTCTTTTAATTCGTTCATTTTTGATTGTTTTTGGAGTAAAAAATAAAAGCATAAAAGCGCAAAGCAGCCCACTGACCACTTCACGCTTGTAATCCAAAAACAATCTACTTACCTTTTGAATATATGTACCTATATATGGTCACAATTAGGGCTATCAAGAATGCGAATGAGATAATCGTAACGAGTGCCTTCCTTCGCGAAGCAATCTTAATTTTGCTCTTCACAGATTCTTGCTTATTCGCTACACTTCGCTGAGATTCATTCTTCTTCTGCGTCCTATTCGTTACGTGATGAGAAGAGGAGAGCGCATCCTTATTGTGATAAACTCCTCTATCCCGATACACAACCTTGCTAAGCACCTTTCCTGCACTATCCACTACAACGATAGTTTGCACTCGTTCTACGATGCTATCAATAGTTTCAATTTGAGAAATAGTCGTGATGGTATCATGCACAATAACGCTATCCGTTCGAGATATAATCAGCGTATCAGCTGTTTTCTCTACCGATTTATAGGTTCTCCTTGCGCACCCACTAAAGGCCGTGAGGAGCAAAAGAAATAGCAATATGTGCTTAATATAGTTTGCCATAGGTTATGTGGGCTACGCGATTGAGCCATCCCTTAAGATTTTTCTTTTGGGAGGGGTCGTTAGCTGCGATGTTATTGTAGAACTGAATGCGTCTCTCTCGGAGTTGACCGAATAACGACAAAGGACTTGCAGAGTTTACTGCCGCCAATGTGCGCGAGCCTACTATGCCATCAGCCGTAACTCCTACACATCTCTGCAATGCCTTAATAGGGTGAACTGCACCACTATTCCACGCCCAATCTACAAGCATATTTGCGATACTTTGGTCTCGGATTTTGTCTGCCTTGCATTTATCCCAAAATAGGGTCTTGAAGATGTGCATCCATTGTTCATTTGTGATGTATTTTAGGTCGTTTGCGTTTTTATTCTGACCATAGACGCTGCGAAAGGTGGCTAGAGTTACGCCCTTGCAAGTCCAACCTCCTCTGTCGTTCTTATTGTTTGTAAATCCACCCTCCCAACGCAGGATAAAGGGGACTAGTTCTTTGTAGTTTGCCATATTTTTTTACTGTTAGATTGGGAAATTTTACCATTCAATTTTTTCTTACGGGTGATGTTATTGCATCATTCGTCAGATTTTTTATCACCTTCTAGGCTCTCTTCTACCGCTTGCCCTACATCCTCGTTTTTCCTCTTAATGTAGGCCACGATAAACCGCTTAATGGAGATGCGCTTTCGGATTCCGTGAATGTCGCAGATATGTCCGTAGATAGAATCAGCTTCAATAAAGAGTGCGAATATTGCTCCGATTGCTCCTCCTGTGACGTCAGAACCTATATTGAAAGGCTCTAGTGTGCCTTTGGCTAGGAGTAGCCCGAAGATGATATAGTTGATGTATTCTAAGAATTTTGCTATTGTTCGTCTTAAAGCGCGAGACAACCGAAAGTTTTCTTTTCGTACTTTTACACTTGCAGTTAGGCCGCTCCAAAAGTCAGTGAATACGAGCACAATTATGAATAGTATTGCCCATCGTAAGGAGTAGAATACTTGGAGCATTTCAACATATAGCGCGTTGATAGCCATTGCTCCACTTGTAACTACGATAGGGTTTCCACCGCTAGTACTAATTGATTTGAGCATGTTTATTTTTTTACTTGTTTTCTAATTTTGCGATTCTCTCTTGTAGAGCTATTATCTGTTGTTCTAGTTCTTTGATTTTCTTAACCTGCGTAGCAAGAGTATTGTAAGTAGCTTTGCTCATCAACCCGTCAATAGTGCCATCCGATAATGGAATCGGGTCACAATAGGCTTGATTGAAGACAGTATCGAAAGCACATAGCGAATACTTGTTATTTTCGCTATCCCAACTTAGACGGTCTCCAGATAGAAAACTCCAATCTTCTGCATAGGATATTTCTGTTCTTTCACCATTCGTGAAGTAAATGGCACGCTGGTATAGCTTCGACTTGTTGAAGATTATCTGTCTACAATAATCATTCTCTATGCTCTGCATCATCGTTATGCTCATCTTCTTATCTCCATACGTGCAAAGAGCATGAACAATATTAGAATTGCCTGAAATACCAACATCTTTCAGCGCATCAAGAGCTTCATCTTCTGACGAATAATTTCCAAGGTCACGGGCGAAATTCACGATGTTATCAAGATTCACCTTGTCAATTGCACTCATTACTCCTGCCTTAGCGCTTGTAGCGCGTGAGATTGTTAATGTGCGAGTGCCGCCAGTGGTGAAGATGGGCGTGACGATGTTTACCTGTGTTGCAGTAGAATTTTCCTCACGTAGAGCAAAGCTATCTAAGCGAGAATATATATCACGTCTTATAAGGCCGTTAGCTCCAACCCATGCGTTAGGAATCTGCACTTGACTATAATCAGTCTCGTTCTTATCGTTTGTCGCTCCATAATGCTTAAATCGTAGGAACGCATTGCCGTCCGAATGCTGATAAATCCAAAATTTCGATGTAATGAGCGTCTTGGTGTCTTCACTCTTGCCTTTCGAGTATACGTAGTTCTTGCTTGTGCCATTAACCGAAGTTTGCTCAGATGGGTTAATACTCTCCCAAGCCCCCCATCCTGTATTAGGAGTTTGACTATTAGCATACCTAACCAACTGCACGTAAGGTTTGCCTTTTCCACCAGCATCAGCTATACTCATACCGCCTTTCGCTACGGACACACACCCAAACAAAGTTTGCATCCACACATTTTTCTCTTGAAAAGTCTGTGCCGTCACGACAAGCATAGGAATACCAAACACAGGAACTACACATACTCCTTGATTTTGCTCGTCCATCAACGAAACATCAAGACAATTGTTGAATTTATCTATTGTCTCGAAATTAGGGAATGCTCTATACCTAATCATCAATCTATCGAAAGGCTCACCTAGCTTACCATTTATCTCGTCAATTCTCACGACCTGCGTAGCAATAGTATTGTAAGTCTCCTTACTCATTTGACCATTCTGCTCACTATTTGCCGTTGGTAACTCTGCGGGGGTAACATAGTAAGTTTTTCCTCCACTCGTTACGATTATATGGTCATCTGTACTGCTCTGCGTTTTTAACAGTTCAGCAAGCACACTGCTCAATGTTCTTGTATTGCTCATCTTTTACTTCTTTTTTGATTGCTTAGTCTCTTCTAGGGACTTAATTTTACTTTTAATTGCTCCAATCGTTGAATAGATAGCTTTTTCTCCCACTTGGTATTTGGGGCTATCCCAAGGAATATCCATCTTCTTCTCATAGCCAATAATGCGACTCATACGTTCTCCGTCCTTGAATAAAGCCTTACTACGAAGTCTTACACGCTGACCTATCTTATATGTCACTACATTGGAAGCATCAAGCCCATGTGGGCTATCGTCTGTACGAATCAGCACACCTCTATCGTCTGTAATTGGTACACCATTATCATCAGTAATTAGCGTTTCTTCTGCTCGTCCATACGTTACATCAGAGAACATTGTACACTCATAAGTCGTAGGGTCTACGTTCATCTTCTGAATCTCTTTCTCTACTTTCTTAAGGAGTTCGTCTTCCGCTAATTTGATAAGGTTAAGGTATTCAATTCTTGATGAATCCCAACCGATGAGAATAAATTTATCCGCTTCTTCCTTCCCGTTCGCAGGGTCTGCTAATGCAGGGTGCATCGCGTCATTCGGAAGCCACATACCGCCATCCATCTGCTGACGAATAATCTTAAAGTAAGCTTTATTCAGTAATTCGCTAGGGAAGTTAGAATCATCATAAAGACAATCGAACGTTAGACCTGCGAGTGCGCCAGTAGTAAATTTGATTTGCAGATTTTCCGCATTCTCTAGCTTATAGTCATTATTGAACGCGAACTTGTCTTGCTTGATGTAGTAGTCCGTATACTTTAGTGTAGTTTGTTCGTTATTCTCATCCTTTACGTATTCCGGATGCGTCTTTACATCTGTAATGAATGTTTCTGTTCGAGGGTATATATCGTCATACGTTAAGGTTTTTTCTATAATTGAGCCAAAAGGAACGCTCTCTTCTGCGTCAACGTAGTATGGTGCAGGTAAGGATAATCGCTTCTCAGAGAATGCTTTGATTGTCGATGCGTTCTGCAGGTCTTTTTCTTCCTCAAAGTACCACGAGGGTAACTTATAAATAAGGATATTTTTTATCTTGAATGTTTGCCCACAGAGTTCATCTCCATATCCTTTCGGTACAACAAAGCCATATAAGTTAGGGTCATTTTTACTCTCTTCATCCTTCAACGCGATAGATTGTTTTTTTAGTACAACATTCAATTCTTTGTTGTTCAAATGCCCACTTTTAGGTACTATTGTTAAATTATACGCGTAATATTCGTACTTTTCCCATAATTGATAGCCACTTCCAACAGAAACCTTAAAACCTAAATCGAATGGTTCTTTTGCCGCTGCATAAATCTCAATGTGTACATTTGTCTCTTTCGTTATCTCGAACTTAGGAAGATTCACAAATGGGTCTCCTGATTCTCCACTTGAACCTATGTAGTATAGCGTTACAATTCCGTGCGCCAAAACAGAATTAACTATTTTATCCTCACCACCATAATTTCCTAAATTTATAGTTGTTCCACCATCTCCAACAAGACATACATGTATTTCTGCTGTCTGTCTTGCATAACTAAGTTGCGATTCGTCAAATTGACAATTTATCTTAAATTTGTCTTTGTATGCTACTTGGTTTTTATCGTTTTTTACTAGTTTATAGATGCTAAAATAATTATCGTTTGAATACTTTGTCAATTCATATACTCCAGCTTGAATCGTAACCTCACAAGATGTTATTTTGTCCTCAACCCATTCTGTGTCATATCCGTTTGCCGTTGGAGTATATCTTATAGATTTGTCAAAATTGAAAAGTTTATTCCATTCAAGTTTGTACTTATCTTCAAAGTATGAAGTGTATAATGCTTTATCATAATCAAGATAATCTTTGTCGTATTTATTCACGAAATCTTTGAATTGGAAAACAAGATTCTTTCCATAGTATTTAGGTAAATTCTTATCCGAACCAAAAGCATAAATGCGTGTAGCATAATCCGATTGACTCTTAGAGCCATCAATCGTTTCAACGTTCACTCCTTGCTCAAAGTCAACTGCATCATTCTTGTTATCTTGACATTTTCCGAAATATAGAATATTATCCTGCACCCACCACTCCGTAGACCATTCTTCAGCTATCTGTGATAGCGCATCAATGTAATTTACACTATCGTAAGTGAGCGTCTTTACTTCTTTAAAGTCAACCTCTTCTTCGTTGTTGCTCTTCCATAAATCTGCATAGAACTCTTCTTCTTTTCTATCTGATTCATTGTACCAACGGAAGCCGTCCAAGTTAAGACATCGAACAATCGTCTCAGCATGCGTGCGCAGATTCGCAGTAAGACTAAATGTCAACTCTCTTAGAGCAACCGAAGATTTGTCTTCATTATCATTCAATGAAGCATACGATTTGTCTCCATTGACTGATAATGAAGCATACTTGTATAGTTTAAGACCCCATGCACGATAATAAGCATTGAGCTTTAGCTCGTAGCCATAACCACCAGTGCTCGCATCATAACTCGGCTGCTGAAACTCTGTCACGTAGTACTTTTTCCCATTCCACATAGCCCAGCACCCAATCTCAAAGAATACGGGTTCTAAGAGATTGAAGTGCAGTTCTATGTAGTCCTCCTGCATGAGAGTATACTTCTCTGTGCAATTCTCGAAAATTGCTGGCATTGTGTAGATAGTATCTCCATTTGGAGAATATATAGTTATACTACTATTCATAGGTGTTCTCTATCTTTCGGGTTCGGTTCTGTGAACTTAATCTTGACAACTCGCATACATTCCTTTCTGTATTCTGTAATATCTTGTATCTCGTTGAAGATAATCTTGTATACGTTCGCCAGTCTCTTCACACCAAAGTTAACAAGATTCAGCGACACCGCATCTATGAAGTTTGCATAGTTTGCTGTCATATCCTCATAATTATCTCCTTGAATAAGAAAAGATATAGAAAAATCGCGAGATTTGAATTTTTGCCCAGTTGCACTAACGGAGAATCTATCCCCATCTTCAAGTCTGCTTGTATTTTTTACATTATCTTTCGCGCAAAGGTCTTTGCTCAATTCCTTATATGCTCCCTTGATTAGATTAGCCTTATAGCTTAACCAAATATCCTTGCCGTTAATCGTTGCTTGTCCTTTCATATCGCTTACATATTTCTTGTATTTTTTTCTATTTTAGCTAGTCGTTCATTCATTACGTATAGTTCGTTTGTATTCTTCGCTATTGTTGCAAGATGGCCAACGGAAGTCCGCTGTATCTCTATTGATTCGTTATAGTATTCATTACGACCTGTCTCAATAGTTATCATCTGTTGAATACCATCGTTAATAGCTTCATACTGTAATGTATGCGATGATTGAATATCCCGAATAGAGTATAACGCTTCATTTGCCGCAAGCGCACGTCCGCTCAATTCTTCAACGCTTTCCTCTGATGCGGTAGCGAAACCTCCACCTGAGTTGCTACTATCGGAGGACTTGCCAAGACCGATGTTTTCAAGAATTTCTTTGCGCTCGTTGAAGAACTCATTGCTTTTCTCGTTTGCTTCATCAATGAATTGCTGACGCTCTGCATCTGTGAGCGTACCTTTTTCCATTGCCGCTTGATAACGTTTGGTATAATCTTCAAGCCACTCTTTTACTTTCTTACCCATCATATTGTCTATGAGAGCTTTACGAATTTTGTCCTTGAAGTCTGATACCCAATCGTCAGCACCTTTGCTCATATCTGTTAAGCAAGACATAAAGTTTGAGTACATATCATCGAATTTAACACCAGTAAGTTTTTCTAAAACCTCTTCTTGTGCATCTTCAAGCGTGCTTTGTTTTTTAATAATACTATCAAGGTAATTGATGTAATCTTCTGGAAGTTTAACCCACCATTTCGTGTAGTTTGTCTTTATCGATTCAAGTTGCTTTGAGGATAGGCTCGTAAGTTGAGAAATATCTGATATGTTAGTTCCTGCTACGTTAGATATATCAGACCAAGTAACTCCCTCTACGCCTTTTTTCATTTTTTTGTTGAACTTGTACCCCTCAGAATGAGAACCCTTCTTCCATGCACCGAGATATTTATTCGCGATTGCTTTCGTTGCTTCAAGGTCTGCTTTTGCCAGCTCTACATATTCTTGTCCAACCTTCTTTGCTTCTTCTCCATATGACAGCGATAGGTATTCTTTTTTCTTTGATATAAGCGAAGTCCATACTTCGTCCAACTTCTCGTATTGTTCGAGTGCTTTCTTGTATTCTTCCATATTACCTTTGCCAACTCCGAATAAAGAAAAAAATCCAGAGAATACATCTGCGACACCACTAAAAACACCAGTAACTGCGTGAACGTAATTACCAACATCCAAGAATGAGCCTATCTTCGTCAAGTCGAAGCCTTCAAAAGCACTGCCAATCTCTCCGAATCCGTCAAAGACTTGTGTAAGACCATCTGGCATACTTACACCGAATTTTTCAAGCATATTGGAAACATCTTTACCCATTGATGTCAAGGCATTAAAGCTACTACCAACCGCTTTGATGTTATCTTGTAGAGTTTTCTGAGAGTTTGCGTAATTCTCTTGAGCCTTTATCGCTCTATCAATTACATCTCCGAATTTAGTTAACTTATGCGTTACTGGGTCGTACACCTTTTCCTCTCGAATCTGTGCTTTCCCTTCAGCATCAGCCTCGTTGTATCTCTTCAAAAAGTAACCACCGCCGACGTTTTCTGCTTGTTTCTGAGCATTTTCGTAATCTTTCTTTCTTTGACGTGTTTCTTTTATCTGACTTACGAAATTTCCGATAACGAATCCCTTTTTCGCTTGCTCTGAACGAATCTTATTTAATGCCTCACTAATAGTCTTAATGCTCTCAACCGAAAGATTCTTGTCATTCTTAAGCATAGCTTCAAGCTGCGATTGTAAAACCTCTAGCGTCTTACTGCCAATTCTTTCAAGGTCGCCAAAAATATCCTCCCAATTTAGCTGCTTCTTGATATTTTCAAAATTGAGCGACTTCAAACTATCTTCAAAGCCTTTTTTGAGCATAAGATATTCGGGGGTGTTCTCATCCATCCCCTGCGTATCATGTAGAAACTTTTCTTCCAGCGCAGCACGCTTTTCAAGAAATGTTCCGTACTTTTGATAGTACTCGTTCCATGCGTCTTTGGATTGGGCGACCCAATCTTTTTCGCTCTTTACATTCTCTAAAAGATTAGATATACGCTCTTTTTCTGCTTCATTTTCAATTGCAGTTAGTTTATCTTCTAGAATTTTTATTTCAGAGGTCAGAGTTTTCAATCGTTCAGTTTTTTCTCTCTTACTCTTATCTTCATACTTTGCAAGAATATCGCTTACGACCTTATCTGAATCGTGAACAGATTTATCTTGAATAGCATTCGCGTTCAACTCATAGACTTCGTTAATTCTTGGATTCTTCGTAAGCACTTGATTGCGCCAATAACTCTCATCCTGCTTACCTTCATTTGTTTTAGACCATTGCTGTTCTGTGCGGCCTTCTTTTTTATTTACCCAAGTCTCCATAGCGACCTGTTTGCGTTTATTTGCCAACTCATCAAGCCATTCGTCAAGAGCCTTTAATTGCTCATCTCTTGTACGCTGAATTTGTTGCAGTTCTTTTTCTGCCCCATCTTCTTTCGTTTCGAGTACCATGTCTGAGTACTCTTTCATCTTATCATTGAACGCTTTCTCTTCATCTAATTGCAATTCGTGCCACTTCTGTGCATTCTCATAAGCTGTTTCTTCAAGTGATTTACCACCTCCAGAAGATTTGCCGCCACCTCCAGACTTTCTTCCTCTATTATTTTTTTCTTGACTAGGACTTTTTATGTTATATTTTCTGTTGTGCGCATCCAATGCTCGGCTAGTTTTATTGCTATCACTCGTTGCTCTATCTCCTGCATTATATAATTTACCAGCTTGCGCTCTCATCGCTTTGGCTTTCGCCAATGCTTCTTCTTGGTCATCTTTGTTGTGCCTAGAACTTCCATACTTCGCGGAACGCTCCCATCCCTCAGCTTCGAGTTGTAGACGATACGCTTCCGCATAGCTATCCATCGCAACTTTTGCTTGTGCGGCTGCTTTGGCTCTAAGCCTAAATCCTTCAATTACGGCATTAGAATTTTTGTGGAATATGTTCTCAGCGTCCGTAGCATCATTAACAGAGAAACCGAGTTCTTCAAAGTTATCTTTATTTTCTTTTAAAAAAGCGTTAAGTTTACTTGAATCTCCCTTTACTTCGTTGTATTTTTGTTGCAGTTGTTTGAATTTCCCTACATTTTCGCCAATCGTTTTTGATTGGTCAAGCATTGTTTCTCTGTTTTTCTTAATCTGCTCTCCGTATGCTTTTGCTGCTTCTTGATTTGCCTTTTCTGCTGGTGTTAATTTGGTAGCCCATTTGTATAGTGCGACAGCACCTGCTACAAGTGCTGTTACGCCAGCTATAATCCACCCGATTACAGGAATAGATTTAATTGCTAAGCCGACTGCCTTGAATGCAGCGGCTAATGTCCAATTTGCGGCAGTCGCAGCGGCCGCAGTTCCAGTATTCGCGACATCTGCTGCAGCCTTACCTCCTTCTGCAATGGTTGCAGTCTCCGTTGATGCAGCAACGGCCGCCATTGCACTTGCCTTCAGTGTTTCCCATTTCACGGAAATCTGAGTTGCGGCATTCATAAGTTGTTGAACACCCATCGAAACAGACATTACTGCTTGCAAGTTCTTTTGGATTCTAGTTAGCTCTTCTTGATTGTCGGTAAATAATCCAGCAACACCCATATATGTTGTAAGTGCGCCAGTCACACCATTTACAGCCGTTGATAGCATATTAAAAGAGTTGAAAGCAAGACTTTTACCTGAAATAGCCATACTAGCCTTATTGAAGGCTGCTTGCAACTTATTTGCTTCATTTACAGCTTTTCCAAATTCTACCGTCCCTTGCTTTCCCGAGAGAATAAGTTCTGCAACGTGCTGTCTCGCATTACGCAACTGAGTGCGTAATGCTTGCGTGCGACCTGCTGTTTGAGCGGTCTGATTGCTTAATTCAGACATTCGCTGTGAACATTGTGATATTTCCCCCTTGTATTCAGATGTTAAAGCTTTAAGTTTACTCATCTGTTCTTGTGTCTGAGAAATATCTCCATTAACGTTGCTGAGCTTCGATTGCTTAACTTCTTGCGATAAAGGGTCTGAACTTGTAGGTGTTGCTTCGATTGTCGACTTCTTAGACTGCAGTCTACTAAGTGTTTGCTCCAACTTAGCATATTCCTGTTCCATTAGTGAAATCTGCTCTGTGTCGAACTTAATCGTTTCTGCAAGTTCTTTCATTTCGGACTTCGCCTTGCTTCCAACTGATGCTATTCCACCGCTATTTCCTGCCGATTGTGCGGCTGACTGATATTCACCAATAGCAGTTGATGCCGATGTTGTCGCTTTCGCTTGCTCAGAGATTCTTGCAGTTGTTTCCTCGAGTTTTGTTTTCAGATTGTCATTTTCTGAAACTAATGCGGATACTTGTGATTTAAGGTCATCGTAGGCTTGCGAAGAAACACCATCGGCAGGTGCTATATTAGACATCGCTCCAGATATAGATGTTAGCTTGCTTTTAGCTGCATCTATTGCGTCAGACAATTTTGATATTTGTTCCATAAGGAAACCATATCCGTCAGCCATTGTATTAACGGCTTTGTCTGATTCATTAGCCATGTTTTGAATAGCTCGTATAAATTCATTCGCGCCCTTCTGTACATCACTTGCATCAATCGTTGCACGTATACCCAATGCGCCATCTATATCTTCTGCCATATCTCTATTACATTAGTGAAGCAAAGAAGCTATTGCCGTTGTCGTTAAGCGAATAGTTCTTCTTTCTTTGATTATTATTGTTTGATTCTGTGTTTTTTTCTTCCTCTTCGTCAAGAGGTTTCACGCTTGGAATTGCTGCGTTTAGTAGGAGTAAATTAACGTAGCTTCGCTTGAATACTACTTCATCGTAGCTCATGCGAAAGTACTTCATCACTCCTCCGATGAATCCCCATGGGCTTGTGCTTCGCGAGTATTCATCGTCACTCTCTTTGCGCCTCTTAGGAAAGTCATAGATTGAAAAAAAAAGGGAGCATCAAAACTTTGTGCGCAAAACGTAATTACTTGTTTATAGCGTTTCATTGTTGTGCGCTTACGAATATACCACCCGAGTAGAAATCTCGCCACAGAACCGCGGAAAATTGCCTTTTCTACCACCTTTTGTAAAAAGTGCAAGTCCTTGTGCGATTCAAGCATTTTCTCAATCGGATTAAAACTACCTTGCAACTCTACTGCTTTACATTTCTGAATTAGTTCGCCTATCTCCCATATCTGAGCCAAAGTTAAAGGACGAATATAAAAAGGAATAAGGCCGAAACGAACCCAAGTTCCTTTTTCGGTCATTACTGATGATGTTTTCTTTTCTTCTTTCATGATAAAATAAAAATAAATGCGGTAGCGGCCTAATGTCGCTACCGCTAAAAATATGATGGTTTGAATTTAGCCCTTCTTACTTTCGGTGGCCGCATGGTCGTGTCCCGAATTGCTATCCGTTGTTCCTGCGTTGGGTTTGTGGCGTGCTGAAGGCATTTCGTCACCCGTTATCACGTCAAAGACTGCTTGCTTTGTGCATTCAATGTTGATATTAGGGAAACCACTCTTGCCAATTGAACCACTCTTAGTAACAACGAGTTTCATATTTGCCCATTCAAAGATATGGGATGGAAACTCGTCAGTACCCTTGGTTTGAATCTGAACCGCATGATTTTGCAGCTTAAAATTCGGGTCTTCGACAAGATAGCCTTCGTCATCTCCCTTGCCCTCCTTGAAGCCAAAGAAGAACATATATGCTTCCTTGCTCATGTCGTACACCTGTACCGTGAAGCCCTCAGAACCTGCATCGCTCTGAAGTACGGCATAGTAATTATCACTATCTTCGACTTCGATGTTGTTTGTAGATGGGGCTTGGTCGTTGAAACTAAGCGAGTCCTTTACGATTGCTTTCAGTTTAAACTTTTCCCATACCTTAGGAAAAGCAGACTTAGCGGTCAAAGTTTCTGAATTATAAGTACCGCCTGCTGCATTTGGTTTATCAACGAGGGGTGCAAACTTAATGCTCTCAATACCCCATGCGCCAGTTTTATTTGCCATGATTTTATTTGTATTTAGTCTGTGAATGTTACTTGTATGCGAAGATTGATAAAGTGCGTTTTATCATTATCTCCAATGCAATTACTATCGGCTTCAAGGTAATACCAATGATGATTGATTATAAGTTCTGCTTCATCATCCTCAGTAGTCGAATTGCGCTTCGGAATAAGTTCCATAACACGTTCCGCAATCTCTTGCAACTTTTTCGTGTCTGGCAACTCACTTTCGAGGTCGGGAACATGAATATTCACGTTCACAACCCCAGTTGAGTTAACCCATTGTCCGTAATTGATTGGTAGATAATTCAAACAGATATACGGAAGCGCATAGTTCGTTGGTTTCTTGAATTTGAATATTTCTATGTCGCTTATATTCTTGCTAAGATATATAGCGAGTTCCGTTACTGCTTGCATCCCATTCATCATATCTTCCCATCTCTAATTTTTTGAGTTAGTTTTTTTATTTCCTCGTCAAGAAATGCTTGCACGAAAGTTATCACTGGATAGCCTTTAGCTTCAACGTAACGAGCGTATTCCATACCTGCGAGGACTACAATCTCCCACAATGATCCGCTTGCAGTTACCTTTTCTAGTGCTGCCTTTGCGTATTGTTCTCCACTTGGGCTTCCTCGTCCATCAAAGCCACCACTAGTAACTTCTTTTCCGTTAAAGTATATCTTAAAGCCCATACTACCACGCAAATTGCGCGTATGGTCGTCATATCCTCCGTCTTGATGGCTTGTACCCATTTGGGTATTACCACCAATATAGGTGTCGCGTGCCTTGTTGCAAGCTTCTTCACCAATCATCTGCAACTCTCGAAGTACCCTTGTGTCAAGTTTTGGCTCTTGGCTTTTACTTGAACCAAGTTTTCTTAGGACTTCGTCAAAGCCGAAAGATTCTACAGCCATACCTTTACCCAATTGCGTAGAGTAACGAAACCAAGAACCACTTTTTCCGTGTTTATCGTTCCGTCACTTTTTGCTACGTGCGCAATGTCATTTTCTTGCGGTAAATCGTCCTTGGATTTTGGCTTACGCATTACAACTTCGTAAGAATATACTCTGTCCTGTCCGTCATTACACTTAATTGTAGATGCTTTTGTATTAGGAAAGATTTTGCACTTGGTTATCAATCCAAATACTTTAGTTTCTACTAAGTTTTGTGCATCGTCCTTACTTACAACAATCTTCTGCAATTGTATTCTGTCATCAAGTCTCATATACTCACACAAGTTACAATGTTATCACCCTCATCAGCAAGAACAAGGTCAGCGGATATTCCTGCATCATTCGCAATTGCTCTGATAGCTTTTTCTATTTTCGCAATTGCAAAAGTTTGTGATATACCGCCAATATTCTCTGATGTCAATACACGCAATCTTGAAAGACATAACATCGAAGCAAGAGCAACACACTTCTTTCCTTGCAACGAATAAGTGTCTTCTGGAGAATATTCCCCAAAGCGTTCACTTGCATCAATCAATGCTTTATCTAAGCTATCATCCGATACGCTGTAAGGTTCGATAGCTGCTGCTACTGCTTCTCTGTTAGTCATGGAAGAAAAAAACAACTAAACTCAATGAAAACAATATAGTTAATTAACCCTGCGTTTGGTCTGTCTCAAGAATGTAGTAGTTATTCTTGCCTGTAAACACGGGGTGCGCCCACATCTCGTAATCGATAAAACGTCCCTTCTCATTGCGCCACATACCAACTTGGTTGTTGTCGTATGTAGAATAAGTCTTATTGGGCAACGGGTCAACCGATTCAACGGTGTCAGCAACTTTCAGAACCGCAACTGTATCAGCGCACTGGAACACAACGCGGTCATCCTTCGTCATATTCGTTGATGTGCCATCAGCAAGGAGGCAATAACGTTCCTTCTCGATTGTGATAGTCGGCAACAGAATCGATTCGAGATACTGATTTACTTCGTTATAAGATACTCGTGCAGCTGATACGTCTACTTTACCAAGTTTTAGCTTGAATACATCACGCAACTGCTTTGACTTGCACATCTTGCGGAATGTTCGCACACTCATACGCATTTTCAAGACAGTCTTACCGATTGAGCCGAGGTAGTCTACTATCTCTTGAATATCATCAAGAGGAACAGAAGTCTCCGAACCCCATGCAGCGACTTTTGCTTTGAACTTCTTGATACCAAGGTCGTAGGTATAAGCTACACCAGACTTCTTATTGTTTCCGCTGTTTACGGTCTGTGTGCCATTGAACAATCCCTCGAAATAGAGTAAATCAATACGCTTATGAGGGGCAATTACGGCCTTCTCGAACGGGTCAAAGAGGAACTTGACCAACTTAGCGTACTCAACATTACGCTGCTCCTGCGAGAACGAAGACTGCTTATCTCGGTATCGTTTTTCGAGGAAATAGTATTGGTCAAGTCTATCGTTATCCATTTGCCATTCATCAGCAATACGGCTCAATGAACCCATCAATTGCTTTGCTGTCGGCATCTGGTGTGTCGGCTTCTCGCCATTCTTATCAATCACTGAACCAACCATTGCTGCGGCATATTCTGCAACATAAGCATCATAGACCTTAGATGCGCAATATTCGGGTGAAGGCATTTCGCTCTTCCACTCGGCAACATAGGTTGAGTTCTTCATCTGCTCATTGATGAAGCAGTCAAAGTTTTTCGGTTTTTCGAGGCTCTTAATAAGTGAATCCATGTCCTATATTATTCTGTGTGTATTATACTAACTAAATCTTGAATGCGTGACGCGAGGTAAGTGCGACCTTAACGGCATCACTAAGAGGATAAGGGAGAGTTTCTTCTTCAATCTCGTATGCTTGCAAAGTGGGGGTGCAACTCTGCATTCCGTCAAGATATACGGTCGCATAGTTAAGACCGATTACCTTTGCTGCATCTCCATCGTCAAGTACTGCGTCCTTGTCTGCTTTCTCTGCGAGTGCTGAAATAGTCAACTTGTCGTAATCGTTATTGCTGGTATCAATTGCACTAATCGTTGAACCTGCAACCTTGTCGTTGACAGAAAACAGATGTCCTTTGTAGACTTTAAGTTCTGTGGCAGACTTTACAGCGGCTTCATAGGCTTTTGCCGTCTTGCACACCTTAACTTTACCATCTTCCTTTATAGCGAGTGGCGCGCCCTTTTCAAGCCATTTCTTCTCCGAAGGTAGGCCAGTCTCGTCAATAACGTAACCGCATTGTCTGCGCACGCAAGACTTCTCATCCCACACACCTTCTTGAATGTTTTCGGGAAATTTTTCTTTGTAAAACATAGTTTTTTCGTTTATTATTTGTTTGAATCAGTAGGAGCAAGAGCTTTTTGAGCGTCCTGCATACGTTTGGCGAAGTCTTCTTCTGAATCATCTGAACCATTGCCGATAGGCGGAACGTCAGCGAACCCCATCGATGCAAGAATTTCCTTACGCTGCGTTGCATACTCCTGCTCTATCTGTGAAGCGAGAGTTTCTGCGTTCTTTTCGTCATCCAACTTGTAATGGTTAATAAAGCTCTGTGGAATACCTTTTAGTTTGCTCTGTGCCATGAGAACGTTCTTTAACTGCTCAGCACGTTCCTTCTCTTGATAAGGTTTCAATGCTTCAGCAATTCCGTTTTTCAGCATCTCGGCAACAACATCCTTAGTAAGCACATCTTGATTCTTCTGTTCTTGATTTTGATTATTGTTGTTATGTTGCTGTTGACTGTTCTCATCTGGCTTCACATAACCCTTGTACTTGTTCTCGACTGCAGAAGCGCAACGATTACCGAATTTCTGCATGATGTTCACGTAGCCCGATACACCGCTTACCGCGTTGTTTATTTCGTCCTCGCTTGCATTTTCGTTAAGATTCTGGCTGACAACATCAGCCAACTCCTCCAATTCGGCTTGATTGAGACCCTTGTCTGCGTATGAGGTTCTCAATGCGTTAATAACTTTCTTCTTCATATAATAGTTTTAATTCGTTATCAAAGTTAATATCATTCATCTGACTTGTACAATAAGAATGGCGAGAATAGTCATGTTGTCGCTATTTTTTTTCGCTTTAAATACCTTTCAAGCAGTTTTTTTACCGCTGAAGGCTTGTGTGCCATTGGATTATCTATCCTAAAAACGTGTATTCCCATTCTTCTTATACATGCGCTTCTGTTCGCGTCTAAGCGTTTTTGTGTATCTGTGTAATGGTATTTACCATCAACTTCAATTGCAAGCCTTAGAGATGGTATATATATGTCTAGATAGAACATCTTGCGTGGGGTCTTCACTTGGTATTGGCGAATGAATTTTATATTCATCGCATTCAATGTTTTGCACATTGCTTTCTCGGCTGATGTGGACTTGCTTAGGAGTTCATTTCTGTAGTCTCGCATAACTCATTGAGTTTTACGCGAATATAGAAATATTTCGTCAAATATGAGAAATAAAAATATATTAAACTTATAATTTTCTTATATTTTTGTTTTGTTGGAATATAATTTTGTTATATCTTTGCAACAGAGTTAAGAACGAAAGTAAGAAACAATTTAAAAACAAAACAACAATGGAAACAATCGAAAACTTAGTAAAGGAGTTAACAGAAGAACAAAAACAACTCTTGAAAGATACTATCAATTATGGATTTTGGGGCAGCGACCTTGTAGATTTCGTTGATGAGGACGGAAACTTATACGGACACCATGCCTATGGTTATTGCACGAATGATGCTAAATATGCAGGACACTTCAGCGGAAGAAAGATTTCGGCAATGTTTAGAGCGATTTACAAAAAGCTCTGCTGTTATGATGGTATCTATGGAGAATTTCTTACACATTATTCAGATTGGTGGAGAGATGGTACTGGTGATATGCTCTTCATTAAATTAGAACTTGTAAACGCCTTTGAAGAATGGGCAAGAGAGTAACCTTGGTGGCTTGGGCAGTTCGATTCCGCCTTACTCACAAAGATAACGTTATAACCTAGTAAGAGCGAATTTTCTAGCATTCTTTCCTGCGCAGGTCTAGTCAAAACTGGTGGAGAAAAGAAGTCGATAAGCACAATCGTTAAAACATCAGACAAGAGTAAATCCGAAAGCTGTGGTGTTAATCAGCCGTGAGATAACACGTTAAAACCGAGACAACGTAACCGCACCTTATCGTTACAAGGGTTGAGCAATACAACTAAAAAGCCGTAGGTACAATCCAAGTACCATTGTAGAGAAAAACCGTATACAACAGCGGGCGGTCAGGCATACCGTGGGGTGAAAAAAACACCTGACAAAAAAATTCAGCTCATATGTAGCAAGCTGTATTTGGATAAGCTACAAATTCGTTCTTGTGAGGAGTGAACGCTAAATAAACCATCACGTTGACGCTAAACGTTAAGATGCCGAGAAAAAGGATATTCCTCTGAAAAGTTGCACATGTGCATAAATTCAGACTTACTCCAGTAGGGAGCGAAACGTACACCTCGCATTTGCTGTCACGATTCGTTGGGCGATAACGTTAAGCGCACTTTTTTACCCCACCCCTAAAACGAAACAACATGAGCAACAATAAAGATTACTATTTCGCAAGAAGTTGTGGTTTAAACGACAGATTCGCAAAGAGCTATGAAGTAACCAAGCGAGACAATCCGAACGCTATCAAGAGCGTTAAAACGACCAAAGGTACGCTCAATTACTTCGTTGATTGGCTCTGTACAGAAGGCAGCGTGATAATGCTTAATCCACAAACTATAAAGTACTATCAGCGCACCAAGGATTCGCATCCCGACTGCGACAAGTATGGAGTATTCTTCGCCTTCAACAATGAGCAATATGCCGAAGGTTATAATCATCTTGTAGACCTTGGGTTTATTTCCAAAGGTGACAAGATATGCCAGTGCAAAAATGGTGCATTCGGTACAAAAGAAAGCCTTGACGCGTTCTTCGATTTCTATATACAGCGAGACAAGGATATTCCAAAGAATTGCGATCCACAAGAGGTTTACTTCTATGAGTACAACAACTATGAATGTATGTACGCATGGGACGGAGATAAGGAAGCCTACAATACAATATTGGATTTGTGGGGAGAAGAAACAGCAAAAACAATCACACGAATTTAATCTAAAACCGCAATGGAAATAACAGTGAACATTCCGAAGAACGATTATGTACAGCCAACGGAAGTACGCCAAGAGGTTGTACAATACATTTGCGATGCGTTTCTCAGCACTTGTGTCTGGCGCATATTCCACCCAGAAAGACAAAGCGCATACAGAGGTAAAACTCTATACGTTAGAGTAAATAAACAAAGTGGTAAGGCCTACGGATTTGGCGACCACGAAGCATTTGACAGTGACAATAATATCCGATTTAATGGAGAAGAAATGAAAGCAGCCTTTAAGGTTCTTCGTAATGCTGGATACCACATGTTCCTTATCTACGAATATGGCTTTTGGAAAGGCTACATTTGCGACAAGAAGCCTTTCTATGATGATGGCACAGAAGTAACAACATTTAATGACTTCATAGATTAAACAAGATGAAAGCAATAGAACTACTTGAAACGTTGGTAGGCAAAGACCTTAGAAGCGAAGAAATAGCTTGTGGCGAAGACCTCGCTCTGTACGCTGAAACAAATGAAGATTCTGTGAAGCTGCTCAAAGGGCAATTTGAAGATGCTCTGTACTTCGTGAGCAGCAACCAAAAAGCGCTTTACTTGAAGCCAGATGTTATTGAAGACGACTTTGGTTGTGTATATTATTTTTGGAAAATTGAGGTGTAAAATTTGCAAGGTATGGCGAAATTCCATACCTTTGCAATGAGGATTCTGTAGCTAATGACTACCGATTCCTCGACACGGGAGAGTTAGTATTTTAACTCTCTCGCTTTTTATAGATTAAACGTATTGCCTTTTCAGTCCTTAACCAAACTTCTTCTATATCTTGACCTTGTTTCTGACGAACAATAATATTATGCAAGATGTAATTATCCGTCAACCTAGGTTGATCAATCACTAAGCGATTTGATTGTTTTAATCCATCATTAAGCATATTTTTAAGAGCACGTTTCGGATTATCTGTAACAAACCCCTCATGCTCATACCACTTTCCATCAATATTTAAATCTGGACATTTACCTTCATATTTAGTGCCGATTAAAGATTTATAATACTTTGAATACTCAAATTCTGGAGGACGTTTCATCTTAGGTGTAAGAATAACGTTTGAACCTTTCAATGCAAAGTGTTCGGCTATTTGTATCAGTTTCTTGTAGTCATTATCTGACGAGCTTACGTATTTAGGAATTGTAATTGTTCCTTTACCTAAAGTGTATTTTACTTCTTCCCAACCTATAATATCCCCAACAGCCTTCATATTATCCCTCACGAAGTAAGGCAGCTTCCCCCTCTCGCGTGCCAAGTCCAACTTTTTCGCATTGCGCTCGCACCATTTATTAAATTTCTCGGGAACGTTCTTTACAGCGTTGGGTGATTGGTAAGCCTTGTATTCATTCTCGGGCAGAGAGCGCAAATGCTTCCATTCCTCGCTATTTCTATCCATCAATATTGAGGACATAGAACATCTGCAGCGAGGATGCCAACCACGAAACATGAAGTCCTTCGGATAGTCACCTGCCAATTCATCGCATATATCCTCCTCTGGGTGATTACCCGACAAACGAATACGAATACCAAGTACGTAAGGCTCGCTGCTCCATCTTTCGCAATTAGCAAAGTTGTAAGCCATATTCGTTTCAGTAATTGTTAGACGCAAAGCATTCTGACGTGAGGAACGATAAACGCCAGTGCCGACCTTAGCTAAGTCCTCCTTAACGAAGTGAACCTTACCTTGCTCATCTACCACTCGTCTGCGCCACTCAACGACATCTTTCTTCGTGCCATCCGACATGAGTTTCTTCATGTGGTAGCGTCTGTACATCATATCGGGATTATTGAGGAATTGACGCACTTGTCTGCCAAGAGATTCTGCGGATATTCCTTTTCCGATACCTTGTTCTAGCACCTGCGAAACAGCTAACTCAAACTCACCCTTTGTTTGCTGCGTATAGTTCCACACTCTATCAAAAAGATTAAGCCCTCCATCACGATTCATTCGGCTGCGAATAAAAGCATTGGCGGTGTCTTTGCGCCATTGTTCTACCTCTTTCCCTTCCCAGCGTGTATATGCTGCCAATGCCTTCTGCTGAATATTTGCAGAATGAAGAACTGCAAGCGTTATCCCTTGCTGAATGACTGCTTGCAACGCTTTTGTGTACTTATCCAATAAGGCTTGTACCTTCTCCTTTTCAGAAGGGGTGCAAGCCTTGGCAATGGTGTATAATTCATCTGGTGTAACTCTCGTTGTAGATGTGGCTGTAACCTTGGATAATTCCTTGATTAACTTGTCGTACAACTTGTTTACATCAGACGAAGCGTATAATAATAGTCGTGTTATCTGTTCTTCGATTGTCATTCTTCATTCTTCTCTTCTTCGTTCTGTGCTGCAGCACCACTGATTGCGCTCGCAAAAATGTTCATCTTAGCTTCGGACGATTCATCCTCCTTTAGCTGCTTCAATGTTTGTTCGGGATTGCTTACAAGCGGATTCAGCCGTACACCATCCTCCTGCGACATGGTAGCTTTGTTCTGCGTGGAAAGGTTGATGAGCTGCAGCGTCTCCATCTCGTTCTTAGGAATGTAGGGTGAGAATATGGGAATAACGTTCAGCGCATCAGCGATTCGCTTGGGTGTTGCGAGAACGCTTGCTGCGATACCACTTTTCACGATATTAAATCTTCGAGTAAACATTTCACCGAACAATTCTTCTTTCTTCTCTGCTTTGAGATGTGGGTCAGTAAACATTAGTCTGATTGCTGCTCCACTTGTGTTATTCCCGAGTGTCTTCATATTCTCAAATGAAATGTCGGGAGTTTGAGAGTATGAGAAGATGATATTCGTAAGATTGGCCATTTCTTGCCGCATACTATCGGGGGCAGAGTTCCATGATACGACTTTCATATCTGCACCCTCTCCCTCACCTTGGTATATTCTGCCTACTTCGCCTTTTTCTGCAAATCCTTTCATCTTACCCTTGAAGAAGTATGTAGGCGCACCGAAATAATCGTTTACATCTCCCCAATTTGATAGAAGTTCTTCAAGTCGCTCAATCACTGGTTGTACGGATTCCCATTCGGTTTCTTCTTGGCGATAATAGACCACAGGTATTCTATCGAATCCATGAGGTTTCGCGTCAAGCAAGGTAAGGTTTGCACCATCGTTCGCGTATCTATATATCATCGTCCGTGTATACACATCAAAATGAATCGTTGAATTGCCGAGTTCATCCTTGATGCAGTATTTACGTGCAAAACCATCCATTCGTCTGTAATCATCGAAATGTGGATAAAGTATATCTCCATGCAGGGGCGAAAGAAGCATTACACGCATCTCAGGTTCACTATCATCTTCACTAGGGATGAAGTACCAAAGTTCAGCACATTCACAACAACGAAATAGTTTTCCTGCAAGACGCTTATCGAAGTAGTTTATTTTGTTTGCTTTGAATGTATTTATTACACTATCGAATAAGTCTTGTGCTTGTTTATCTACATTGCCATCAATATTATATTTCACAGGATTGGATAAGAGAAAACCTACATCACGTTCGCAGAGAAGACGCTGTACAGGAACAGCTATGCGGCAACGGTCAATATACTTTTCTTTGTAGATTGGATTCCCTTCTTGGTCGCGCTTGCCAGTATTGGTTTTGATTTTCTTTTTCTTTCGTTTGGTCGTATCATAGACAACGTGTCTCATTGGGTCGTATTCTGATTCTGTCTCATCAAGAGATTTTTTGAATCCCTGCTTACGTGAGGTTAACAGCGTGTATATTTGCATTGGGTCGCCCAATGCCATGATCTCATTGATTGGTTTCATAGGATTGTTATAATAAGTCAATAAATTCTTCTGCGTCAAGTCCGTTGCCGTTCTGTCCTAATAACTTGTCGAGAACTACATAACGTATGGCGTCTATCGCATGGTTGTAGGCGTCAATAGGCTCATTTAGCCACTTGCCATCTTTATTCTGTCGGTAGGTGTAGTTTCTGAACTCTTTTAGCACATTGGTGCTTCGCTTTGTTACACGTATCTTTAGCTCTTGCATCTTCTGTATGCCAGCCATGATAGACCCTTGAAACTTGTGGACGGGGCGAATGTCAAGCCCTGCATTTGCAATCTCGTCAATCAATCGAGGGTCAGCACTCTCAGATATTATCTCAACATTTTGTCCGCATTCGCGATTGGCTTCCTTGTGCGCTTTCGCTATGTCTGCGGCCAACATTTCTGTGCGGTAGCATACTTCATCAATCCACAGAGAATTATCGTTGATATACACGTCTACGATGGCCGTAGGGTCGTTCGTATAACCGAAGTCCATTCCTCTGTAATGGTGTTTCTTGTGCCAACGTGGTATCTCGTCTATTTCCTCTACATTATCAAATATCAAGCCTTCTACCATAGCTTGCAGCCCAAGTCCATAGATGCGCCACAATGAAGGATTCTTGTCTTTAAGACTTTCGATTTCGTCAATAACCTTTTGTTCCAAGAATGGGTTATCCTTGTAAGTAGTGATAAAATGATAAGTCTTAGGTTCTTTGTTCAGCGTGCATAGCCAGTGGTCATCAGAAAATGATGGATTGTAGTCAATGATAGAGAATTTCGTGGTACGCATTTGCAGTTGCTGCCATTCAATAAACTTTAGCTCATTGCCTTCATTAACGTACAAGATTTGACGCTTACGACCGCGCAACTTCTGCTCGTTATCGCAAGAGAAAAACTCTACCCATGAACCATTTGGAAAGGTGCAAATCAAATCGGATTTATTGAACGAGCAGTCATTCCAAACGCCCATGTCTTGCATGATTTTTACGAAGTCACGCAATACAGAACCTTTTAGGGCTGGAAGTGTTGCACGCACTATTGACACCGATGTGTTGGCATGCTGCAAGCAATACACACACACCCAAATCACGGTGTTGTAAGTCTTTGAACTTCGGCTGCTGCCTTGCTCGCTGACTGTTGTGTAACCTTTAGCTTTAGCGTTTTCTATCTCGCTATAAATCCTCGTTGTCTGTATCTTCATCTTCTTGCTTGTCTACCTGTTCTCTGCTGTCAATTACTTGTACTACAAGAGGTTCTTTTGTTACTTCTTTTCCATTTGTTGTTACATCAACTTTCTGTCCGTCAATAAATCTATGTATAAGTTCAATCGCTCTTAGTTTTGTTTTATTATCAACAGAATTGCTGAGTGCAAGATTGACGAGTTGCAGGTTAATCAAGGCCGCATTTGTAGCGTCTGTTGAATTTATACCAAGTTTTTTAAGCGCTTCAATTGCTTTCTTCTGATTGCTTGGTATGGGCTGTTCTATCATCATGCGCAATACATCAGCCATTGCGCGTTTTTCTCTGCGTGATTTCCCTGAATTGCGACCACCTTTGCTCCCGAGTTTCTTGCGCACATCGGGTGGCTGCTTGTTCATTGGGATAAGGTTTTCTTCGCGTTTATTTCGCATTGTTCCTGTAATCTTTATTTCTTTTGCTGTTAGTTGAGCTATCTTATATCAAGCCCATTATCTACTTACGAGATTAAGAAATTCGTTTCTCAGCTGAGCATCTGTTTTAAAAAGTCCAGTAAGAAATGAAGATTTTATTTTACCATTTTTCTTAGCACCTCTCATAGATTTGCATAAATGCTCACCTTCCATGATAAGAGCAATACCAAGAGGTGGATTTTCTGTACCCAATGATTCTGCAAGCATGGTTACAACATCACGACCTATCTTTGAAATGCCAAGAATTTTGCCTTTTGAGTTGATTAAATTACGCCTTACTACTACTGTCTAATATATTGCAAAGTTTTATTGCCTTTTGTCCTGTTAGCGTTTCCCATCGTTTAATTATAACGTTAACAAAGTGTGGAGAGAATTCCATCATGTAGCACTTGCGACCAAGTTGCTCGGATGCGATAATAGATGTTCCACTTCCTCCGAATAAGTCAAGGACATTTTCTCCAACTTTGCTGCTGTTGTTAATACAATAAGCGAATAATTCAATTGGATTCATTGTAGGGTGTAGGTCAGCTCGCTGCGGCTTATTCATATCAATGACTGTTGAAAGACTCCTGTCGTTAATAAAATAGTGAGAACCTCCTTCTTTCCAGCCATAAAGACAAGGCTCGTGCTTCCACTGATAGTCTTGCCTTCCAAGCACAAATGAATTCTTATTCCATATTAGCGTTTGCTTAAGCAATAAACTGCCCGTTCCTTCAACCGAATTTCTAAAAGCGACTCCTTCCGAATCGGCATGCCATATATAGAAAGCTCCACCTTTTTTGAGATGCGATGCAGCTAAATTAAACACACTTAACAAGAATGTACGAAATGAGTCATCTGGCATGGCATCATTGGCTATCTTTTTATTATTGAGTTTACTTGATTTACCTGTATAATCAACATTATATGGTGGGTCTGTTAGCAACATATCCATTTGTTTTTCATCACATAGCGCATTTACAAATTCATCCTTGGTGCTGTCTCCACACATGAGTCTATGAGTTCCAAGTTGGAATATATCCCCGAGTCTCACTTCAATTTCATCTTCTTGAACTGAGTCTGGGTCGAAATCGTCTTCTTGCACGTTGTCCATAGTATTTTCATTTCCTTTATCTATGTCTAAATCTGTAAGAAAATCGCATTCTAATCCGAAATCCTCAAGTTCGGCTACGTCCCACTCATTGCCGAGCAAATCCCAATCGTTTTGACCGAATGCGATGTTGTCCTTCTGAATGTAAGCGCGAAGTTTCTTCGCGTCTGTTTTGACTGGCAGCACCTTTACTGGTGCATCTTTGTAGCCAAGTTCCTTCATGGCTCGGTAACGCATATTGCCAAGGATAACGACAAGTTCTCCGTTGTTGTCGTAGGCTACGAGTTCGCGGAGCTGAAGCATCTCGGGGTCGTCTTCAATGCTCTTTTTTAGTGCTTCAAAACGCTCATCCTTGATAAAACGAGGGTTCTTTGGCACGTCTTTGATTTGCCCAGTATTGAGGTGCAAATCAGAAAGTTTAATTGTTTTTGCCTGCATATTATTTGCTTTGTATTATAATGTTTCTAGTATATCTTAATCAAGACTTCATTCAGTACGATAATTCATCTCTCATAAATGCAATATTACGCATACTATTATCTGCTTTAAAGCGAAATGGAGACAAAATCAGCATTCACACCTCATTTATCCTTATTCCGTGTACAAAAAGCATTAATTTCCTTTTAATAGTAAAAGTCGCTATTGGAGAAGTTATCGCACTTTTTACATCTTCAACGATAGTCTTTCCTTCTCTTTCGTACACGAAATCGGCAACATAATGACAAGCACGTTCTATAACCTTTCCTTGGTTGTCTACCTGTTTAGGGATTATCTCGTATCTAACTTGCCTTCTTAGATTTTTTATTTTCGAACGTTTTTGTAGGTCGAGCAAGTAAATATACCTTTTCCACTCTTTGATGCTATCAAATTTCCCAAAAGCGTTAACTATAACCTTGTTTCTGTATTTCCTAAATTCTTGCTTCATTCTTGCTATATTAATAAGCGCACAAAGAATCTTAATGGCTCTTTGTACGCTCTGCTATTTTGGTTATTTGGTGTCTTCTATGAACATATCACACTCGCGCGTGAATGATATAAAATAATCCTTCGGGCAATGTCCTCTCGTATAGCGTCTACATTCATTACATGGAGTTTTGCTTTTATACTTTTTCATAGAATAGTTTTGTTTTTTGTTTTTGCATATTCTCTTAGCAATCTTATAGCTTCGTCAATTGTTTCTCCTAATTCTTTTGGGGTCAGCATGGGTGCGCTGATTGCACCTCTGCGCCACTTCTGGTGAAGGTGGAGCGAATGAATAACTTGTTTGATTGTCATTTGATTTGCTTTAGGATAGGTATATTGTAAATTCTTGCCACTTATTTTTGGATGAGACAATGCTTTGATTTGTCACAATCTTTTGTGAAGTACAGAGCATCACATTGTAGCATCACTGCGAGGTCGTGAGCAACAGCTTCTTCGTATTCTTCATCTCCATACTTGGCAATTGTATTGAGAGGAGAAAGGACTATGTAGTCTTTCGCAATTCCAAGTTCCTTAACGGAAGCTACAATTTTCTTCATGTAATGCTCCTCTCTGTTTATTGCAGGAAAGGAAACGAATAATTTCTTTTTGGTCATTTGTCTTTTTTGTTTAGGTCTCTGATTATTGAGAATGTTAGAATACCGATACAGATAATGATGATAATATCCATGTTATTTGCGCTTTTCGTAGCCCGCGACAAAGCCTTTACAAAATGCTTTTCTGCATGTTTCGGCTTGCCTTGGGTTACATGTGTGGTAATCTGTACAATCGTGGCAACTCATTGAGTTTACCATCTCGTTAGCTAATTCGTATGGCTCTTTCATGTATTTTTCGATGGTTTTTTCCTCGAAGCCATAAGCCTTTAAGAAAGATGCGAACCCTTGTTTACTCATAGTTCCTATCTCTGTAAATGTGGTTGATTGAATCTACTCCTACGAAAGCATTGCCATTCTTGATGAAGTAAGCCTTTCCCTCTCTTGTTGAGATACGGAAAGAATCTGCTTCGATTTTCAGCGTGTCGTTACAATTTGCTCTTACAACGATATAAGGACGTTTCTCTGCCTTGTGTTCATTGTAGATAATTACTGCTATTTCCGTTACTATCAGGAATGCGAATGCAGCAAATAAATATTTCTGTTTCATTATTCATAGGGTAATAAATCTTCGATGTATAGCCATCGAATGATGTTGTTTATCCTGCGGTGTTCTTCCCACCGACCTTGATTCCACCGACCTTGATTAGCGTCTACACTAAAGACGCTCCCATGAAGGTCTTTCTTCTCTACGAGAATAGGTCTATTGGGGATTGGCTCTTCTTCTGTGTCGTGCCAAAGTATTTCAAATAGAGTGTATTTTCGTTTTCCCATGTTCGTTGTTTTAGTCACCCCACCATAGCGGTGGGGCAATATGTTTTACAATTTCTTTTCCTTTTTTTGGTCAAGCTCTTCACAAAGTTGCTCGTAGCTCTTATTCGTTCCTATCAAACAAGAGGTAATCTTGGAGTAAGGAAGTATTTGTTCCCATGAGTAAGTGCCACCATATTCATTGTAAAATAATATTTTGCCTGTGTTTTTATCCTTTCCAGCGCAAACTGCAACGTCCCATTTGGAAGGTGCTTTGTCTCTCACTAGACAAAGCTGATTCTTCTGTGGGATAAAATTGGAGTAGTCTTTATGATAAGTAGGTATCTCTAAAATGAGATTACAACAACTTTTGTAACTCGGGCAACTTATTATCAAGCCTTCTTCTGTGCAAGTGTACAGCATTTCACTTCCACAATCATTTGTGGCAAGTATTACAATAGGATATTCTTCAATCGGTTTCTTGTCCCAACACACGATTCGGGCTTCTCGTCCATCTAATGTTGTAATTCTTCCTTTCATTTCTCCTTTTGCGATTTTCTTTGCTAATTCGATGTTAAAGGGGATGCGTTTATATTTTGTTTGTACCATTCTTCTTATATTTTTAAGTTTGAATTCTCAGAATTTTACTAGACCTCCATTTCTCAGTTTTATGCTTTAATCATGAATAATGACGTAGTTTTAATTTATTGATAAGTACATCTGCATATTTAATAGCGAGTTCAGTAGAAGACTCAACTCTTTTGTCTTCGTCTAAAAGGCTTCCAATATCATCAAAGTATTCTATGCAATCATGTAGAATTTCTTTTGCTATCTCGTATCTACGTCGTTCCCAGTTAATGTTATTGTTATTATCTGGTTGTGATTTGTATGCAAAATACAAAGAAATATTCTTGTCATAACCATACTCTGAATTGATAAGAAAACCATTAAACTTAGCAAGTATAGGCCTATTTGTTTGTTCTGCTATTTCAAGAACTTTCTTGACTGCGTCTTCTAAAGATGTCATAGGTTTTATTTCTATTGTTTCCATAATTACTTAATTTTTTAATTGGTAAGTAAAATATCTTTATCAATTAGTTTTATTATCTAAAACTATAAAATTTTTTTGTGTCTCATAATCATCAACAGAATATGAATCTATAATTAACTTCCCATCTTTAATCCAATCAAGTTGATCTTCTTTGGGTAGACTTTGAAAAGTTTTATAATCTTTATTATTTAATTCAAGTTCAAAATGACCTCCTCTTAGATAACCTTGAACATATTCACAATCTAATATTATTTTTTCATTGTTTTCTTATGGTTTGGTGTTTCTAAAAGATGTTCGTTTCCCTCGTAGGGGATGCACTGTTTCCACCTCATGTAAAGGCAGACATATTCATTGTCACTATCCATGTGACTGAATATGTTGCAAACCCAATCACATTCGTCATTATCTCGTACAAGCACCTTATCAAATGGCTTGAATTGAGTTTTAGTTTCTTGGCCAGGCACTTCAAACTTGCTCCAATCGCGTTGTGTCTTGGATGGGAAAAGTGTAGGTTCTGCATTTGTTATGTTATATTTGCCATCTTCTGTGTAACTCACTTTGTCCCCACTCTTTAATATACGACAACATATAGGATAAATATCATAATGCGAGTAAACACTCACTAAGCTTAATTCACCATATATTGGGCTATATAGTCTTGTGCCACTTGGATAATCTTTTAATATTTCTGCTATATTCATTTTTTATTTTTTTTGATTGTATATCCTCTTCTTTCTAATTCTTCAACAAGGTAAGAATCATCGAGACCACTAATAAATCTCTGTTGTGATTCGTCTGTGCACTCATAAAATATATTTTCAAGCACTTCTGATTGTTCGCGTTCCGAAACAGATTGGAGAATGTCTATATCTTCAATATACGATGTGATTTCTATTTCCATATTTTTTAATTTTTATTTGTTTGTAAGAATACTATTAACATATCTTACTACTCGTCTATATGCGATTCCACTCTCTCTGCTATCCAAAAATGCTTTGGTTATGAGTTCTTCGCCAGTACCATAAAAACAACCAACTTTCCACATGTTGTTGTTTCTAGTCCAAGTAAAATAGCGCCCACTACTCCACCAATTCTTAAATACTATATAATCTCGTATTGATTTAATTATAGCATCGCCAAAGATTTCTGCGTTTCCATAGATTCTTACATCGCCGCAAACTTTTGCTATGTCAGCTATCATGGCATCACCATAGACCCTAGCTTCGCCAAAGACCCTAGCTTTGTCAAAGACCATAGCTTCGCCAAAGACCCTAGCTTCGTCATAGACCTCTGCTTTGTCAAAGACCCTAGCTTCGCCAAAGACCCTAGCTTCGTTAAAGACCTCTGCTTTGTCAAAGACCCTAGCTTTGCCATAGACCTCTACATCGCCAAAGACCCTAGCTTCGTCAAAGACCCTAGCTTCGTCAAAGACCCTAGCTTCGCCAAAGACCCTAGCTTCGCCAAAGACCCTAGCTTCGTTAAAGACCTCTGCTTTGTCAAAGACCCTAGCTTTGCCATAGACCTCTACATCGTCAAAGACCCTAGCTTCGTCAAAGACCCTAGCTTCGCCAAAGACCCTAGCTTCGCCAAAGACCCTAGCTTCGTTAAAGACCTCTGCTTTGTCAAAGACCCTAGCTTTGCCATAGACCTCTACATCGCCAAAGACCCTAGCTTCGCCAAAGACCCTAGCTTTGTCATAGACCGCAGCTTTGCCATAAATCCAGCAATCTCCTTCTTGCGAAAGGTTAAGTTCTGACTGCACAAATCCTCCTTTATCACCAGCTCTCACATTACCAAATTCTCTAAGAGCTTCGATTCTATATAACGTTACACCACCATATTCGATGGTTTCGTCTGTCAATCTATATTTTTGTTTCATTGTTTTTTAATATTAGAGAATCATTCATCTACCTCGTCCACTCCATAAGCCTGTGGAAGCCTACGAATAATTTCTGAGACATAACTATCCTTTGTCAGAGATACGAACTCGCGAACTGTGGTGCTGCCATCAAGATTTATACCCTTATCATCGCAAAAAAACTCTCTTCCCATTAGGCATGAGCCAGTGAGGACGTGGTGATAAGTGAAAAGGTCGCGATTGGAATAGGGCGTGTCGTAGTCGGGGAATTTCTTTACAAACGCTTCTATTCTTTCTTCCTCTGTGCTATCGTCATAGAGTTTTTCTTGCAGAGAAGAGAAGGCATCATGCAATGTTTCACCATGCGAGAAATGATTTTGTTCCTTGACAATGTAGCAAGGATGCAAGGTAAGATCGCTATGTAGTAAAAAACCTTGTGCGATGTTGCCGTGAATTGATGTGATAATCGTTTGAATGTCATCTACGGAATAAACCTTGTTTCCATTCAGTTCCTTTATGTAACAGCCTGTAATAGAGCCACATCCACAACCCTCGCCATATTCAGATCCGTAACCATTGCCATAACCAACGCCTTCGCCATAGCCATAGGAGTCGCAATTACCAGAGACACCGTAAAGACAACGACTGTCGCCACGAGAATCGGCAGAGCCACATCCTGAACCATCGCCTTCGCCATAACCAAATACACCACCAGAGCCACCACCAAAGCCATCGCCATAGGTTTTGCTCAGAAATGCTTTGATGCGAGTATCTAAATTTTCCATTCCTCCACTCCTTCTATTGATTTGATTGCTTTGTCAGAGCAAGGAATGATTTCTATGGCATCAAGAATGGTAATGCTTTGTACCCTGACGGTAAACTTGCATTCTTCGGGTTTCGACGTGCCATCTGTGGCGAGCTGAGAGAGGGACGCTGCTCCAGCCCAGTACCAAATTCTACGTGCATTGTGAAGCGTTACTTCTTGGCCTTGGTGCGCTACAAGTGTTCCAAACTCTACTCCGCTGCGGTCGCCACGTATAATTACCTTCTTTCCAATGTTTGTTTCCATTTCTTTATTTGTTTTTTTTGTTGTTGTCACCACTTCTTCTGGCAACTGTGATTATTGTTTATTTATTCTCTCGTACTCCTGTACTTCCAAGTCCGCCACTTCCGCGCTTCGTCTCGCTTAAAGCATCTACTTCCTCATATTCCACTTCTGGTATAGGGAGTATAACTGCTTGTGCTACTCGGTCGCCAATATCGTAGCTACATAGGTCGCCATAATCGTTGATGAGAACCCTTACTTCACCTCGGTAATCATTGTCTATCACTGCTACGCTATTAGCCATCATTGCATGATGCTTGTAGCACGATGAGCGAGGGAAGATAAACATTCCGTAGCCTTTAGGAATTTCAAAGGCAAGGCCTGTGCCGTAGATGGTAGTATCTTGTGTTTCTGATAGAATGCTTGTTGCCGTAAGGTCGAAGCCTATTGCTCCATCTGTCATCATTTTGGGGAGCACCGCATTTGGGTGCAGTTTCTTTACTTTAATCTTCACCATGTTTTTTATGTGTTTTGTTTAAAATCCTGATAGCTTTATAGATTCTGTGGTCGCCTTGCATACATACATCGAAGTAAATCCTCCTTATGCGCCAATAATTAGAACTGACGCAGAATATCTTCTTCGCTAGTCTCTTCTTCATAATCTGTTAAGCGTAGCCATATCCTCCGCTCTCAGAGCATCGGGGTTAATTATCAGTATCTCTTTCATGTGCGCCTTGACTGTGCGAGGGAACACTAACGTTCCATCTGCTTTGCGCCTTGTGTAGAGTTGTACTCGTTCTTCATTTGTCATTGGTCTTTTTGTCGTTAATTGTAGGTCATTTTTCTACTAATGTTGCTAAATGTGGCAATTTGTGCCTACTTGTGTTGATTTGTTGTGTATATTTGCAACGATTTCTATCGGAGCTAACACCTCCCGAGGCAAATCGCCATTGCCTCATCTCTTCTCGTTGAGAAAAGAATAAGCCCATCGTCCTGCACCTTGGGCTTTTTCGTTACCCGATGGCGACGGGTAACTAGCCAATAGTAATTCAGCTGTTGAGCAATAGCCAGAAAGGAGGTGTTAGAGTTGTTAGAGCAATCTAAATCCGATAGAAATCAAAATGGATGTAAGGTACGTATCTTTTGCAAGTACATTGTAAAGAACGGTAAACGCATTTACCCGAAAGTGGGTAATGTATTTTCTTTCCTTGTAGACGCTAAGAAAGCTTAACCTTACTTCATAGAACGTGTTGCAGGCACGTTCTTTTTACCATGCAAATCTAAAAGGAACATTCCTCAGAGTTGGGAACTTCGTCAGCGCAGCTTTACGCATTTCCGTATCTTCGATAGGCCACAAGGGGTTGTATTCCATTGTCACGCTGCCATAGTAGCGGTCGCCCACCATCACATCGAATGTAAATTTCTTCATTTGTTTTCCTCGTTGAATCTGTCAATCTCTTTCTTATCATAGTATAAGTCGAACAAATCTTCTTGAAGCTTGGCTGATGTGCCTATTAACGCTTCAAGGTCGTCATAATCCAACTTGTACACACTAATGTTCTCTCCATTTTTAAAGAAGGTCATCTGTACGTAGACACCGTCTTCGTCAGACTTCACATTCAGCATGATACTATAGTTTGCCTTTCTCATCGTTCTTCTCGCTATCGGGCAGAATACCCATATCCTTCAGAACTCGTTCGTTATGACCTTGTATAGCAGCGTAACGCTTGCCATCCTCGAAGCCCTCATCAAGGCCTCTCTTGTGACCATCCTCGAAGCCCTTATCATAGCCCAAGGCTTGACCTACATCGTGACCACTCTTGTAGCCCTCTTTATTTCCATTGTTCTCTCCAATTCGGTAGCCATAGCCATAGAAGATAACGCAGGCAAATACCAAAACGAACATTACGATTGTTATATTCACTATCATCATTGTTTTAATCTTCTTCGTTTAACTTGTCTAGTAAGTTTTGAGCGCAAGCCCAAGCCCACCAATCGTTATCAATATCCTCGAAGGATTTTATATTTATCCATAGGAAGCCTAAAAATCGCTTCTGCACGTGATACACATCATGATGCTTAATTTCTTCGTCCTGCATTGATGTGATTAGCGTATTGTGGTTAGCAATTACGCATTTCTTGATTCTGTAATTCTGCTTCATTGATTAGTTGAATTATAGTTTGTTGAATGAATATCCGAAATCATTAAAATGCTGCTCTATCTTCGCGCTTCGCTTCGTTTCGTTGTTGTAGTATACATTCTTTGAATTGCAATCGTTAATGATATATCCTTTACTTCGCAGGTAATATCTTCTCCTTGCTGCTTGTAGCACCTCGCGAGGAGATAGTGCAGTTATGATTTTCTTTGTCTTCTGTGGAAGTCCATATTTTATTCGCAAGCGCTCCTTAGCAATCATCGTTCTTATGCCAGTCATCCGTTTTTGCGCTCCTGCATCCGTATTCGCCTTTCCGAGGTTACGCATTGCAACATTACGCATATATGAGCGTTTAATCTTTTCATCTTTTCTCAAGTTAAAAAGACGTGCGAATCTCTTTATTTGATTTTTCGATAAATCGAACATGATTGACAATTCTTCATTTGAGCATATTGTGTACGCTTTCTTGAATCCTTCAAGTTCTTCTGGCGATAGTTGTTTATTTTGCATGTGGGCGTTTATTTTTCTTTTTGCGTAAAAGTATACGTCTTTCCTGTTTGATGCGCTTAGACGCGATTAAAGCAAGGAATTATACAACATTCTCGTATGTCGATATACCTTAAACTTTTTGTTTTGCCTTATTCTTGCGAAAATCTTCAATTGAAATACCTTTCTCGTAGTAAGGCTTGTATTGTAGCCATTCTTCGTGCGTTATGCACTCGGGGTCTCTTACTGGCCTCTGCTCCAACTCTTTGCGTTTATTGCATTCTTGAATGTAGTCAAGCATACTATTTCGCCACTTCTTGAATTTTTGCAAGGCTTCGGTTATCAGCAATGGGTCAACACCTCCGTAGAATCTACCATATCTTCCACCTTTGAAATAAGCGAAGAAGAGCATAAACTCTGAAAGCTTGAAGTAATAAAACTCGCTTATAATCATCCTTGCGGCTTCTTCTGTCTGATAAATTGTCAGTTTGTCCTTAGAACCTGCATATTCCGAGATGCTGCGAATCTGATTGGCTAGCCAAAGTTCTGCATATTTCTCGCCCCAGATGTTTCTAACATCTGCAATAGTCGGGCAATCTCCAGTTAAACTAACTTCGATGTTTCTAGCGAACTCAACTTGATTCTCTGGGATGAACTCAGACATCAGACACTCCGCTGTCTCGTAGCATTCGAGGTAACGTTTTTGATTCGTTGTCAGCTCCGTAGAGTTTTTGCGCTGCATAAGCATTCCATTCTGCGTCTCGCTGCTCGCGAGCGCTTGTTGATGCCGTGTATTGCTGATGTTGTAAGCTTGTTCTATCGTCATAGTTGCCTTCATAGATTTTCGTAAAATTGTTAGGTCTAAAAATCCAATCGAAACTTGCTAAAAAGCCTCTACTGTTATCTCCGTTAAGGAATTTGCTTGCTGCTGTCTTCTGTATTACTATCGCAACAGCCTGTTTGCCGAACTCTTTTGTCCTTGCAATAATGTGAGATTTTCTCTTCTGACTAAGCTTCATGATTTGCTTCACCTGCTTGCCTTGCATCTGCTCGTTGAAGTATTTCGCTACCTTGTTGCAGTATTCCCTATCCTCTTTTTCTTCATCAGACTTTACGATTAGGATTTTTCCGTCAGATTCAGTTTCAGGGTCAGCGGTTTCCGCTGACATAGCTTCTTCTTCAGAAGAAGATATATTATTTTCTTTTTTATTTTTATTTTTATTATTGGTTGTTTCGGTTGAACCGATATTAACCGCGGTTAAATTCTTTTTTTTCCTTGATTCTGCACTTTTTCGACCTTTCTCTTTTTGCAATTTAATAAACGCTTCTTGTTTTGCGCGATTCTCGTTGATAGTCAAGCGAATATTGTCAAGAATGCTTTCAAGATAGTATGCAAGATTGGATTCTTTATTTTCAAAGGCATAGTCGCAAATCGCATCGTAAATCTGCAATCGCTCATTGTCGGGCAAACGCTTCATTTGCTCGCGCCACCTTTGATAAAATAGAAACGATTGCTCTTTCATTCTTAATAGTTTTTAGTTGTAAAACCACTGGGTTATTTGGGTTGTTTTATCTTGTCAATTTTGTTGGTTAATTTTGTTAACAAGCTTTGCTGTCGTTTTAGCGTTATACGGATTTCTTTTTGCCGTGCCCACAAACCTGCTACAAGCATTGTGATATACTCATCAGCAGCCGTAATCTTCTCTCTCATTTCGTTTAGAATATCTTCGTCACGTTCTATCTCGAGAATGAACATCGGGTTGATTTGGAATGGGTTGTAGATTACAAAGTATGTCTTACTTGCGCCAGTAGCAAGCATGTGCGCGTAGCATTGCCAATAGTAGTTTGAATCAGTCTTCTTTAACCCCTCAAGCATTTCTCCCTTTGTGTTATTAGTGAATACATTATTAACAAACTTAGCGAATGAAGCTGCTTGCGGACATTTAATTTCAACACAGCATTCTTCCCCAGTTTCTGGGTCGTAGAACATGCGGTCGGGGCTGCTTGCAAAGTGTGGCAAGTCTATACATCTTACTGACGAAGGTTCTTCAAGGTCAAGCGTAAATTCCTGACCATTCTTAGCAAAGTACTTGTGGTATTCTCTTGCGAATAAGTGTGCTGCTTCGCCTTCCATTTGGTGTCCCCACTGAATTGCTTTGCTCTTCACGTCCGTAAGGGTTATGTATTGAGCGAACAATTCATCATTATTTACAACTATAGGGTTCATTGTGCGCTCAAATGCAACTTGATTAAGATAGTTTAGAGCCGTTGCAGTCCACTTGTCGCTCTTGCTACGCGGAGTGCCCATAATGTTACCTACAGCACTACCAGTAATGTTGCCCAAACGAGCGCGAAACCATTCAAGATTGTTTTGGTTGTGATTGTCGTACATAATATTATATTTTAAAGAAGTGATGGACGTTTCTTCGGTTCTTGCTCAGATTCTTCTTTTGCAGTTGCTTCTTCTTGCGCTTGTTCTTCTTTTTGCTCTTGCGCATTATCAGCTTCGACAACTACATCTTGTGCTGCTTGCGCTGCAACGCTTGCGAGCGAAGGTCTACCAAGTTCATCCGTAGGGATTGCAGTTGTTGCCGATGGTTGCTTAACTTCCTCGTAAGATTGTGCGAATGCGTCTTGCGCTTCCTCTGCGGTAAGCAATCCCATGCTGATTTCGGGGCAGTAGGTACGCTGCCAAAATGCAGCAGCACGATATCGAAGCATTTGATTGGGCATGGTAGACCATTTTGAGCCTTTCTTACTCATCCAGCCTTCAGCTTTGGCCATGCAAATGCTTATCCAATCACCTTCTAGAGGTTCTTTGTGCTTCGTGTCGTTTGCTTCGTATGCTATCGCACGACAAGCATATTCGTCAGTACCTTCTTCGCCCTTGAACTCATAGCGGAGCGGAGAGAATCGCTTGCTTGCATTGATACAAGCTATAAGGAATTTGCTGCTGAATGCTGGTTGTCCGTGAACAATGTAGAGATTCTGCATTACCATAAGTGGATTAGCTTGCATTCGCGTTGCCATCTCCAATGCAATTGTGCAGTTTGCTAATACAACATTCTGGTCAAGTGGTTGCCCATTTCTGTATTTGTAGCTGTCTGGTATGAAGTTTGACATCGCGTACATCATTGCTATGCGTTGTGTAGCTTCGAACTGCTTAACTTGCTGACCAATCGGTGTGAGGTCAAACTCGGCTTGACGCTTGAGTTGTATAATTTTAATCTCTTGCTCTTGTTGTGTAAGTGCTACCACATTGTTTTGCTGTGTTTCCATTGTTTGTTGAGTTTAATTGTTTATATGTATTTTACACCATTATTGCTCGCCATAGAGAAAGTATATTAGCTCCAGTATAGAAAGGTCTCATATTTACGCGTCTGTGTTTCACTATAATAGCACCTGCGTTCGTGTACCTTCGCAATGTTTCCCTGCTTATTCCGAGCGCTTGACACGTTTCTTTCACACTATAACGGCCATCTGGACGAACTTTTGGTTCTTCGGTTGTCATTGCCATAATCAATCCTCCTTCATTATATCATCAAGCAATTTTTCTATGGATTTCGGGAGAATCTTATTCTTGTACATTATTGCGAATAGCACGAATGCAAGCATCATAAGAGAGAATCCAAGAACTTGCAGCACATCGCACCAACTGAACGCTGATTCAGTATTTACGCACATCATAATCATTGAGCATACGCATAATGCGATGACAATGCTCATATTCAACCATTTAATCGCTTTCATCGTTTTATTCGCTTTAGTTATTATCGAATCCGTTTGCTTATTATTCCCTTGTCAAGAAGTACCTTGCGGACTGTCTGCCCACTCGTATTCTCTTGCTGTGCAATTGCTTGTATGATTCTCCAGTTTGATACATTTCCAAACTCCGACTTCATGTGCTTATATTGATTAATGAATCGTGAGTTTCTCTCGGCAATTTTTCTTTCGTGACTTGTCATTAAAACTTTCTTTTCCATATATTATCTGTAATTATTAAAGCATTCCTGCAGACCACTCTTCTTCGTGATACTTCCTCATGTAGATTCGGTGAAGTTCCTTTCTGCCTTCTTCTGTTTCTGCTTCGCTTTCGCGAATTCGCCAATGCTCCGTATAAGGAACATCATTTGCCTTTTCAATTAAGGCCTTGTCGTGTTCGTTTATCATTGCTTTGTATTTTTAATTGTTTATATTGAAGCGAGTGAAGGAATCGAACCTTCTAATGTCCTAGGCTTTCACGAAAAACCCGAATCAACTGACAATCCCACTCATCAAGTCTATTTCTTCGAGTTGTGCTATTTTCCTGCGGTCTATCCATTTAACCGCCTATACTCGCTGTATGCTCGTCTTTCCGAGCTGTCAGCCCTACAACTTCCTAAGCCTGCTTGTGCGCTTCGAAGTTAGATATACCGCTGTATACCTCATGGGCATTTTCTAATTTCAACTTTTACTGGATTGATGTCATACTGATAACGCTTGTCGCATTGATATTCAAACTCTTTCCAAGCACGTTCGTATGTCTCAAACTGCTCATAGAACGGTTTAACGTCTTTCTTGTCCCAATGAATTTCAATTGCTACCATTTTTTTGTTTTGAAGTTGTTGTTTTTTTTATTATCTTTGCAATAAGTTTTTTAAAGTTGTTGTTACTTTCATTCTTAAATGCGTTGCAAAGATATAACAAAAATATATAGCAACAAAATAAAAATATAAGAAAATTATAACTTTAATATATTTTAATAATATGGCAACAGAAAAAACAACAAGAAAAGATAGATTCCGAGAAGTCTTTGAATACCTTAGATATAACGGATATATCAGTAAACAAAAGGATTTAGCGAATAGAATGAATACATCAGCTCCGAATATATCTAATGCTATGCGTGGTATTGATGGATTCCTTACAGATGGGTTCTTTTTCCGTTTAAACACAACATTCGATAATATTTTTAATATATCTTGGTTATTAGACGGCAAAGGCGAAATGCTTGCCCAACCGCAAGGAACTACGACTGTAGCAAGCAATAACTCATACGGAGATAATGCGAGTGGAAATAATAACATTACCATAGCACCACCTACGCAGGAAACAAATTTTGAAGATAATGCTAATTCGGTTATCCTGCGACCGATAGTTAACAAGTTACTGGCATCAAGACCTAATACAGATGTCTATAAGATAGTGAAGGAAGATGGGTTAAGACTGCAGCACATTCTTGCATTCCCACAATACGATGATTTCGACTTCTATTATCAGGTTAGACAAGATGCAATGTTCCCTACTTACGATAAAGGTGATATTCTTGCGCTCATGCATCTTCCACTAAATGCTAATATTATTCAAGGAGCTGCAATGGTCGTTGATACGAATAGTATAGGCTTTATCTTTAGAAGAGTTTACGATAGAGGAGATTTTTACGAATGCAGGTGCATTAACGAAAATAGCGTATTCGAGAATCAGTCTATCCCCAAAGACGATGTTATACGACTATATCGCGTTGTGTATTCGATTAAGGCAGGAGATTAATAACCATTATTTATAAACAACAAAATCATGCAAAAACATTTCATGGCAATTGCTGGCGCGTTAATTGGCGTCACATTAGGCATTGTATTAACAGATGCCGACATTATTGGTATTCTCTTAGGATTTGCTATTGGTTTACTTCTTGGCTATATTGCAGCAGGTTTGATTACTGCTGAGGGCATGGCTCTCGCGAAGAAGTTTAAAGAACTTGGCGATATGAGAGGAATGACGATTGATGAAATTGTGTCCTCTGTCGGGAATTATGATAAGTCCTCAGAATGCACAATCACAGACCGAAACAACGAAAAAGGAATGAAGTATGTATGGGCAAAGAAAGGCTATATTATAGTTCTGCTTTTCGGTGCTGATGGCAAGTGTATTGGCGTGCTTAGCGAGCAAGCCGCATAATAAAATGGGATTATGGGAAAATCAAAAATCCCATAATCCCATTTTGTAAACAACATATCATGATGTATACACTATACATCAGTAGAATTTACATAATCAATCACCGCCCTTACAGCAGCATCCACCTTCTTCGCATTCCTCCTTATATATATTTCAGCCATAGGATAAGGAGATTTGTGTCCGAGGGCTGCATCAATCACAGCGTCTGGTATGTCTATCTCTGCAGCGATTGTCGCCCATGTGTGACGCGCCCAATATGATGTTAAATGAGGGAAAATTGGTGTGTATCTTTTCTCTTTATGTACTGCGCCATTCTTGGTTCTTACGCTGACATAGCGCATAACACCGACTTTCTGAAGATTCTCATTCATGAGGTGTAAGAAGTCTTTGTGATTCTTATATTGTTCGCCAAAACAGAGCATTAACTCCTTACCTGCATACTTGTTAATCAATTCTTGTGCTTCATTGGGAATAGTGAGTTCACACAGAATACCAGTCTTGCTCCTTCTATATTCTATGCGATTACGGATTGGTTTCGGTAACTGCAATAAGTCGACCATATTGATACCGCACAGATAGAACGAAATGAAAAATACATCAACATACTTCTTTATGTGTTCCTCGCATGGATAATCTCGCAATAATCGAAGTTCTTCAATTGACAAGGAACGTTTTGCAGTTTGCTGTGTCTTTATCCTAAATTGTCGGAACGGGTAACCTTCTTGCGTTATAATTTCCTCTTTAATTGCTTCGTTGTAAACAGCACGAAGGTTACGAAGATGAATCGACCGAGTATTAACTGAATTACCTCTATCCTCCATCCAATCATCAAAAGATTGCAGCCAAGTGTATGTAATGTCGCTGAAGCGCAACTTCTCTGCATCGCAGTAATGTCCTATACTATTAAGAGTGTAAATGTACGTTTCTTTTGTCTTTACCTTTTTCTTCTTCGCGACAAAGGATTTCCAATAGACTGCAATGAGATTATTGTCTTTTATGTTCGCTTTTCGTTTGCGCGTTTCTGGTGAAAGTTCGGCAGCAAGTTCACTTCCCTTCATTGTTCTTACATTATGCGTTGCGCTGTATGAAGCCAATTTGAGTTTAAGTGCAGCGACCTGCATATCTAGCAGCCTGTTCAATTGCTTATCCTGTTTTGTTCCTACAATCTTATGATTGCTCCAATTTTTTGGTTCTATTACTATTTCGGTAGGAATAAAACCTGCAGAGTTCATTGAGCGAACAATTATCTGCACTCTGTATTTACCGCTTACAGATTTTTTTCTGGTGTCAAGGTAAGTTGAGATTGTTGCCATGTTTATATTCTTAGTTATCTCACGGATTTCTCACGGATTTTGTGGCAAATATAGCTAATTTATTGCAGAATGTGGCAAAAAACGCGCCCTCTTTTCTCATAAAAGGTCATAAAAAGAACCGCCAACAACCAACAGAAATTGTTGATTATCAGCGGTTTCTAATCGTTGTCGGGGCGACGGGATTCGAACCCACGACCCCCTGCTCCCAAAGCAGGT